GAGAGGGCACATGGATTTCCTGGCTTACCTGGTCGCGAGCCTGACGCAGAGCGTGCGTGAGGTGATGTCGTGGCTGTGGGCGCACCCGCTGGAGCTGGTGCTGCTCATCCTGATCGAGATCGCCTGGGTTCTCGGGCTGCTCGTGTTCACCCGCGAGCGTGTGTCGTGAGCGCTCCGACGCGGTTCATCGAGGCGAATGCGCTGCTGGCGCTCGATGATGGGGCGCCTGATTACGACGAGGCTCGCTCGCATCTGGCTGAGCTGTCGATCGGTGAGCTCTACACACTTCAGCGACAGGCCAAGCGGCTCGTTGAGCTGTGCCGCGTCGTTGCCGACGAGAAGCGCGACGAGATCGAGGGCGGATCATGACCGCGCCCGAGGTGCTCGCCCAGCGCGAGCGTGACCGCAAGGCGTACGAGGCTGCCGTCAAGCGTGGCGGGATGTGGGCCGAGATCGCTGCGGTCGTGTCTGAGGTGATCACCGCGCCGTCGCGGATCGGCGAGGTGCTCAACCTGGTCGACCGGCTCGAGGATCTGTTCGAAGAGATCGGCGTTGATGAGCACTACCCCTCCCGTCTCGACGTGGTCGGCGCGCGGATGGCGATGGAGACCGTCGAGTATCCGAACGGGTGGGTCGAGCTGGACTCGGCCGGCGAGCTCGTATCGGTGGAGTTCGACGTGGCGGTGAACTGCCGTGAGAACTGAAATCCGGCTGTTGCCCTCGCAGCGACACCTGCTCGAGGCGCTGGCGAGCGACGGCGACGGCTACAAGCGCGCTTATCAGGAGACATATCACGCCCGCCTGCGCGCGACCCTACCGTACCGCAACGTCACCTTGCGGGCTAAGCCGCTGGTCTCGGCGGGTCTGATCGAGGTCGTGCCGAACTTGAACGGGTGGCGGTTCGGGCTGCGGATCACCGACGCCGGCCGCAAGGTGATCGCGCCGTGAAGCGACTTCCGCGAGCTCAGGGCTCGCCGATCGTCGCCGGCGACAGTCCGCGCGGCGCTCTGTCGCGGGTCTGCCCGCTGTGTGGTGCCCAGATCGGGTGGCGGTGTTTCCGGCTCAAGTCGTGGATCGGCCCGCCTCCGTTGATCGGGTTCTTCGCTCAGCGCCAGCAGAAGCCACACCCGGAGCGCCGTGGTCCCGTGATGACCGACGCCGAGGTGCGCCGTGTCCTGCGGGGCAACCACGCCGGCTCGGTCGTCGGCGAATGGGCTCGGGGTGACGATTCCGACCCGAGTAAGCCGATGACCTGGGATCAGCGCAGGCGCGCGTGGTCCCTGATCGAGGCGAAGCTCCCGCAGAACCGTAAGGGTCCGGCCCGGCAATACGTGAACAACCCGACCCGGTCGTTCCTGGAAGCCAAGCAGTTCATCGAGAAGTTGGGGGCAATGCCGGATGTCGAGCGCTGAGTTTGGGAGCTGGTTGAGATGAGCAGCCGGTACGCCGAGAGCACTGAGGTGCCGATCGACCGGTCGCGGGGCGAGATCGAGGCGATCGTGACCAAGCACGGGGCGAGTTCGTACGTCTACGGCTGGCAGGGTGACAACGCGGTGATCACGTTCGAGATGAGCGACCGGCGCTACCGCTTCCAAGTGCCGTTGCCGGACCGCTCGGCGCCGGAGTTCCGGTTCACCGAGTCGCGCCGTACACCTCGCAAGCCAGAGCAGGTCACCGCCCTGTGGACGCAGGCGTGTCGCGCGCGGTGGCGCGCGCTGGCCCTGATCATCAAGGCGAAGTTCGTAGCGGTCGAGGACGGCATCGTCACGCTCGAGGAGGAGTTCCTGCCGTACACGGTGCTGCCGAACGGGCAGACGGTGTCGGAGATGGCCCAGCCCGCGATCGACGCCGCGTACGCGACCGGTGACATGCGCCCGCTGCTCGAGCTCGGGCCGGGTCCGTCATGACGCCCGAGCGGGTGAACGCGGTCGCGCACATCACGTCGGCCGGCGACACGTACATCGACAGCGGCGGGCTCGCGCCCGGTCTGTACGTCGACCGCGGTGCGCTCGCCGGGCACGTGCTGGTCGGCTGCAACCTGCGGCGCCTGATCGTCGCGGACGTCGCCGGCTCGCTCTGGTTCGGCGGCGTCGAGATCGTCGACCCGGACGCGCTCGACCTGCTCGCCGATGCTCTCGGTCGGTACGCCGACCGCATGCGCACGAGATCGGAGAAGTGATGGACCTAGTCATCTATGCGATGGTCGTGCTACTCGCGATCCTGGTCGGCGCGTGGATCGTGGCGCTGGTTCAGGCATGGCGGGGGGGTCGGTGATGGTGACCGACACGCCGCGTCCCGATCCGTTCCCCGCGCCGGCCGGCACTCGCCGGGCGACCCGTTCGGCCGCCGACTGGCGTACGCCGAGCCGGTACCCGCAGTGCCGGCGTAAGACCGGAATACACACGATGTGCCCGAATCCGCCGGTCGCCGACATGCGCCGCCTGCGCGTCGTCGCGATCGACGGCAAGGACGTTCGCAGGGGCGAGTGGTGGGCGTATTGCGCCGAGCACCTGTACGGGCGGTGGCTGGAGAACGGCGTGGTCATGGAGTGGTATGCAGCCGAGGGGGACGAGTGAACACCGACCACGAGCCGGTCAGCGTGATGACCGAGGTTCTGATGTGCTCCGACCCGAACGGGTGTGCGCTGTGCGGTGCGCCCGAGCAGGGTCACGGCGTGCGGTACGGCATGGCGCACCTGGGTCGCGGGACGGGGTTCGCCGCGCCGAGCGCCGAGCTGGTCGCCCGCCGTCTGGACGTGCGCAAGCCCGGCGAGTACGAGTTCGCCGCATTCGACCCGGACACGGGCATGCCGGCGACCAACCTGGTCCGCACGACCTGCGCGTGCAGTGCCACCGCGCTCGCCATTCCCGAGCGGGTCGCGACCGCGAAGTGCGGCGCGTGCATGCTCGCCGCGGCTGGCGGTGCCGCATGAGGGGGCAGCACCGCCAGCCGAGCAGGTCGTACCAGCTCGCCGCGATCCTGACCGCGATCGTCGCGGCCGCCAGCAAGACCGAGCCGGTCCGGCCGGCACCGAGAGAGAGCGAGACGAAGTGAGACATCCGTATCCAGCCGGTGGTTACGACGGCGACGATCGTTTCCAGGTCAAGCCGTTCGAGCCTCGCCGCGGTGACGTGGTGGAGGCGTGGATCAAGCGGGCGCGAGACGACTTCCAGAAGGAGGCGGCGCCTGGTGCTACCGCCTGGCACGTGCTCGATGATCTGCTCAACGACTACCGCGAGCATGCCGACACGGGTACGCCGCTGTCCGAGAACGTCGAGGGTCCGCACGGTGACGGCTCATGACCGTCGAGTATGACCCGCACTTGCGGATCGTGGACGTCGTGGCTGAGGCGCGCGAGGTGTTCGGTGCCGAGGCTGTCGCCGACCTGCGTTCTGCGGTCGGATTGCCGGACGTTGAGCACGCCTACCGGTTTGTGATCGACACGCCGACCGGCGGCGAACTTACGTTCAACCGGTCGGCGACCGCCGAGTACGTCATGACCAACATCGAACGACTGAAGACCGAGGGAGCACGCAATGGCCGGTGACACGCAGATCACGCTGATCGGCAACCTGGTAGAGGCGCCAGAGTTGCGCTTCACGCCGTCGGGCGCGGGCGTCGCGAAGTTCCGGATCGCCAGCACGCCCCGCCATTTCGACAAGCAGACGAACGAGTGGGTCGACGACGAACCGCTGTTCCTGGCGTGCAACATCTGGCGCGACGCCGCCGAGCACGTGGCCGAGTCGCTGACCAAGGGCATGCGGGTCATCCTGACCGGCCGGCTGCGTCAGCGCTCGTACGAGACGCGCGAGGGTGAGAAGCGCACGGTGTACGAGGTGGAGGTCGACGAGATCGGCCCGAGTCTGAAGTGGGCGACCGCTACGGTGAGCCGGGTCGCGAAGGGCGAGAACGGCGGTGCCGACGGCGGTACGCGCGCCTCGGGCGGGTTCGGTTCGTCCGGCTCGCGCGGCCCGACCCAGACCAGTAACTTCGACGATGAGCCGCCGTTCTGATCGGTGGTTGCGCCTCCCGTTCCGCTCGTGCTTGCTCGGTGTCAGCGGTGAGCACGATCGGAGCGGGTTACGGAGCCACCGACTCGAGGGAGACGAGATGAGCGACGAAGTCACAGGGGTCAATCGGATGGGCGCGGTTATCAGCGAGGTGATCGACGAACGGTTCCGTCAGCTCGCGAAGTGGGGCGATCAGTCGGACATCGCCGACGCCGACCCGGTTCTGCTCGCGCGGCTCGGTCGGCTCGACAGCCTCGGCCGTCCGCAGCGGTACTCGCACCCGACCGAGGTCGCCAAGCGGGTCGCCGAGGAGTACGAGGTGCCGACCGCGAACCGCGCCCGGCTGCATTGCGAGAGCGAGGCCGGTCTACACGGCGGGACGTGGGCCGGCATCCTCCTCGAGGAGGTCGCCGAGTTCGTCGAGGCGATCGTCCTGTCCCACGCCGAGGGCGATGACGCCAAGATGCGCGCCGAGGCGATCCAGGTCGCCGCGGTAGCCGTCGCCATCGCCGAGGCGATCGACCGGCGAGGGCTCAAGGCCACCCCGCAGCGCGCCGAGGCCGCCCGATGAGCGACGAACCGATCCTGCTCGACGGCGCGATCTGCGGTGCCGTGATGATGCACGCCCACCTGGCGGAACTGACGCTGACCCGCGCTGAGCTCGCGGCCGCGCCGCGTCCGATCGTCACCTACCGGTTCGACCCGGACAGCGACTCGGTGACCATCCGCCTGCCCGAGAACGAGTCGGGTAAGTGGAACTGGGATACGCCGGCTGAGGTGCCGGACGAGGCGCCGAGGTACGTAGATCTACCTACTGCCACGAAGGTCGGCGTGTGGATCGTCGGGCTCCTCGGCGCCGGTGCTTCGGCCGCGCTGATCCTGTTGCTCATCTGGCTGTATCGGCTGGTGCTGTGATGACCCGCGACGAGGCACTCAAGAAGGCGATCCGGTACGCGTCGACATCGACCGGCGACAGCCCCGAGCGCGTTGAGGCGATGGCTTGGATGACGATGGCGTGGATCGCTATTCACGACCGGCTGCCCGGTCCTCCCGTTCCCGAGTCCGGCGATACCGCAGTGTGCGGGCATGGGATCACCGCGATGTGGTCCGGCAACGCCTGGGTGCACCCGGCGTCGATGGCGTTGTGCGCGAATCCGCCGGTGCCTCATGCCTGACGACCGGACGACGGACGCGCTGCTCGACAGTCACCGGATCGTCCGTGACGGTGCGCAGTGGTTGTGCCAGCGGTGCAAGCTCACCTGGCCGTGGCCGCAGCCGATCCCGAGGTCGGCCGGCGGGTGCGAGCCGAGGCTGTGGGGTGATCGGTCGTGATCGTCTGGGTAGCGATGAGCTTGTCGAAGTACGACGGCGGGCGCGGGTTCCTCGCCGTCGGCGAGACCAAGGAGGCTGCGTTCGCCGCCGCGATCCGGCATCACGAGGAGATGAATCTGCTGGGCGGGCTGTGGTTCCGCGAGGCGGCAGAGCTCGCCGGCCGCCCGTACCTGTTCCCGCCCGGCTGGCAGCCGCCGCTCTACACAGCCCCCGCAGGTCCGGACCACTGGTACGACGTGGCGTCGTTCGAGGTGCGGGGTGAGTGACCGCAAACTGTGGTTGGCGTGGTGGTTCGCACTTGCGGGCGCGGCGTCCGTCGGTGCGGTGTTGTTGCGGGAGTGGTTGCGGGGCGAGTCCGTGACCTGGGAGGGGGTGGACCGGTGACCGACTGGGGATCGTACCTGGCGTGCGACGTGTGCGAGGCCAAGAAGGGCGGGGCGTGCTACACGCTGCTCGCGGTCGGACCGCAATCCCTGCCGTCGCAGTTCGCCGAGGTTCCGCACTCGTCCCGCAAACGCAGCGGCGAGAAGCCCGCAACTCGCCCCGCAAAGTCGGCCGGCACCGGTCAATCTTTACCGGTCCGCCGAGCCGCAAAACGTACCGCAAGTACGGTCTCTGGTTGGGAGGCTGTGATCGCACGGCAACAGCAACGCAGGGAGACGAGATGAAGGATGCAATCGAGGGGCGCAAGGTCGGCGAGGCGACGGGAGAGACCACCTACCGCGAGGTGATGGTCCGCAGCGAGTTCGCCGATGGGACGGTCGTCGACAGCGAGCCCGTCCGGATGGAACCGCACATCAGGGTCACCTGGGGCAACCTCGCCGGTGCGCTGATGGACAGGAAGCCGAAGCCGGTCCGCACCGTCCGCTACGAGCGCTCGGTCACGGTCTACGCGAGCGAGTGGGTTCCGACGCCCGAGCCGAAGCGGGAACCGCTGGTCGACGTGGACGCGCTGCGCGAGGCGACCGAGGGCAACTCGGCGGGGCTGCCGTCATGAGCGCGCCAGCGGAACCGCGGCGCGCAGCAATCGTGCGGCTGGGTGTCGATGAACTGTCTCGGATCCTGCAGCTTCCCGACGGCTGGCACGTGACCGGCGTCCGAGATCAGTGGGAGAACGACTCGGTATTGATCCGGGTCACCGGTCCGGACGCGCCGATCTGCGCGCCGGGCATGGAGCCCTACCGGCTGCAGACGACGTTCAACTACGTCGACCCGCCGGACGGCTCGCCGCCGTTCACGGTCGGTCGGCTCGAGGTCGTCATCGACTGGTCGCAGGTGCCGTCATGAGCGTCCGGATCGTGTGGAGCGACCCCGCACCCGAGGGCGGTATCCCGAGCTCGATCGAGGTGAGCTGGGGCGACGACAGCGACCCGACGACGGACGGGATCCTGCAGGTGATCGGGGCGATGGCGATGAGCCGGCCGTCGGCTGCGGTCAAGTCGGTGGCGCGGATGCTCGCCGGCGAGCCTTCGTGTGCGCGGACGCTGTGCGGGCATCCGAGGTCGGCGCACGGTGACGTGGACGATCGGGGGGTCACCGTTCCGGCCCGCGAGGGCGTATGTCTGTCCTGCCGGAACGTGGATCAGTGCCGGTCGTTCGTCGCGAAGGTGGGTCCGTCGTGAGAGTCATGATCATGGGCGGTGAGCGGCACGGCGAGTGGCTGACCCTTCCCGACGGCACCGCGGTCTGGCTCGACATCCGGACCGCGCTGACCTACCCGCTGCGGTACATCACCTGGATCGCGATGCAGAGCGACGGCGGCGACGGGACCGGGTGGCGGGTGGCCGTCGCGGTGCATCCGTCGCTGATGGGTCCGAGCGAGATGGATCAGGTGCAGGGCGCTATCTTCCGGATGGCGATGACGCACTGGATGCGCGCTTTCGCCGAGATCACCGACAACGCGCCGGACACGCCCGCCCAACTGTTCGGCACCGACGGCAAACCGATCCCGACCGCGATCCACGAACCTTCGGTAGGTGAGGACTGATGGCGAACCAGAGGATCTACCGCTACGAGGTACCGGTCGACGGCGACGACCGGGAGATGCTGGTGCCCGACCGGATCCTGCATGTCGCCTGCCGGCGGCGTGCCGTGGTGGAGTTCTGGGCGCTGTGGACTCCCACCGGGCTTCGCCGCCGCTACTTTCGGGTGTTCGGCACCGGTCACGAGATCGGACCCGCCGAGTATGCGTACGTCGGGACCGCGCTCGTGCCGATCGACCAGTGCATCGGCGGCGAGCAGCTCGTGTGGCACCTGATGGAGCGTGTCTGATGGCGATGACCGAGCCGCGGTCGAGTACTGACGACGCGCTGCTGGCCGAGTTCGCGCACCGCGCCGACTCGGCGGCGATGGGCGAGCGCTACTGGTTCTCGGAACCGGCATTCACGCATGACCGCACGACGGCTCTGGAGATCATCCGGGTCTGCCGGGAACTGAATCAACCGCCCGACGACGTCATCCGCGTGAAGGTGTTCGCCGCTCTCCTCGATCGGGTGCTGGCGCTCGAGGTGCTGGTGCGCCGGATGGACCGGCCGGCGGGTTAGACTCCCGAATCACCGACGACGAAGGGACCGCGATGGCTACGAAGATCGCCGAAGCCCTGACCAAGGGCGATCGGATCCAGTCGTTCGCCTTTCACGAAAAGAACCCGGTGAACGTGACCGTCGTCAGTGTCGAGGTCTTTGCACCGGAGATGCCGGACAACGTGGCGATCTGGTGCGTCAACGAGGCCGGGCAGACGGCGTCGATCCCCGCTCAGTACGGGCAGGAGTTTGAGGTTCCCGGATGGTAAGGTGCCGCTGACCGATGGCATGAAACGGCCCGCTTACCCCCGATGGGCGAGCGGGCCGTTTCTCGTGCTCAGACGTTCAGGTCGGGGAACTCCCAGAGCCAGAACTCTTGCGCGTCGATCGGGGCGCCGACCGCCGAGGCGTTCAGGCGGCGCAGGATCCGGGTCGTCACGTCCGGCAGCCTGCGACTCGCGACGTTGTACGAGCAGAAATCCATGACCGCGACACCCTTGCTCGCCTTGACCGGCTCGTACATCGCGGCGATCAGCTCGGGGAACAGGTGATGTGGTGCGCCCTCGGCGACCGCGACGAATCCGACGTACCAGACGCTCTTCGCCGCGTAGTGCGTCGGCCAGTGCCTCTCGAAGTAGGCGGGGCTGATCAGCGGCCACGCGTTCAGGTCGTTGGTCAGCAGCGACATGCCCTGGACGCCGGCCGCGTCGGTGGCCACGTACTTGTGGATCCGGTCGTCCATGCAGACCGCAGCGAACTCGGCGTAGGTCATCATGTGCCGCTGGACGGCGAGCGCGTTGATCCCCTCGAACGTCTCGGCGTACATCTCCCACATGTGGCGCATCAGCCCGAGTCCGACTGCCGGATGATCTCGGATGACCGTCTGATCTTGCTTCGTGCTGTTCGTCATGATCGCCCCCCTGATCGGTTGAATTGCCATCGTACGATGTGGATCCCGCAAGCTCCTTGCGCGGTCGGTGGGGTGGGGGTACAGTCTGAGTATGACGCGAGATGAGATCAAGATCGGGATGACGATCCGAGTCAAAGACTGCTATGCCAAGAAACGTCGCGCCATCAAGGTCACGGACATATTCCAGGGCAGCGAAACCTTCATGGTCATGGGTCACCCTGTAGTTCAGAAGACAGGAACGATCATTCGCCGAGACGCCTCGGTGATGATCTGGGAGACCACGGAGGTCAGCGAAGTCTGACCTCCAACCCCCCGATCAGCCCCGCTACGGCGGGGCTTTTCTGTGTGATGATCGGACGCATGCCGAAGACGATCGACAGCCTCTCGCAACGGGTCAACGACGCGATCAAGGAGGCGGCCGGCATGCTCGGCCCGCTGCAGCGGTTACTGCCCGAGCCCGACAGCGCCGGACCGCAGACCGGCACGATCGGTCGGAGCGCACCGGAGAGCAGCGAGCCGTGGAACGGCCCGGCCGCCGATGCGTACTGGAACCTCTGGTTCGGTCCCGGCAAGCTGATCGCGATCGTCCGGTACGCGCGAGGGATGCGACGCCTCCCCGACCACCTCTTGCCGGTCGGCGCCGAGGCGTTCGACGTGCTCGCGAATCTCCTGCCGGCGGCACCCGAGGAGACCTTGCGTTACGTCGCCCGCAAGCTCGAGACGTGGGCGCGGCTCGCCCGGCAGGTACCCGCGATCGACGAGGCCGAGCCGTGGGCGCCGGTTCCCGCGGTTCCCGGCTCGGCACCGCCCGAGTGCCCGTACTGCCGGACGTTCGGGCTGCGCATGCAGCGCCGCGGCGGGCAGGTCCGGTGTTTCTTCCCCGGCTGTGAGGACGCGGACGGCAGACCCACCCGTGCGACGATGGAGACCGGCCGGCTGACGGGGGAAGCTCAGCTGATCTTCGGCGACGGAACGACACTGCACTTCCGGGAGACGATCGATGCATAAGCCCACATCCGACGACCTGGTTCCGCTGGTCGAGGTTCCGGCGATGGTCTATGTCGAGGTCCATCGTTACGCGCTGGGTCCGACCGCGCCGCGCAAGCCGTGGTTCCGTCGCGCCGTTCAGCTCGCGTGGACACTCGGCTATCGCGCCGGTGTGGCGACCGAGGCTGCCCGGCGGATGCGCTACGAGAAGGAGACGACCGATGCCTGATCAGATGGACACCATCTCCTACGAGGGCAAGAACCGGCGCATCCTCGGTCGGCTGCGCTACCCCGACCCGCCCGAGCCCGGCACGATCGTCGGGCCGAACGGCTGGGGCGAGAAGTGCGTCATCCTCGGCACGGTCGACGGCGCGACCCTGGTCGGGCTCGCGATCACCGACGACATCAGCCGCGCAACCGCCCGCATTCAGGGGCTCGACGGTCAGACCGCTTCCGGTCCGCGCTCGTTGCAGGAACGTCGAGCGAATCGGGTGCAATGGTGACGGCGCCGACCGACCGGCATCGTGTCGATGTCTACCCGGTCGGTGTGCTCGCCGACCTGAGGCATGCCTGGCGTTACGTGACGGTCCGTCGGTTTCCAGCGGCAGTTGGGTCGCCGCCCTGGTCCTGGCGGATCAATCGCGCATACACGTCGCTACGGCACATCCGTCAGACCGTTGTTCGGCATGTGCGGGACCGAGACTGGCGGGCTCTCAAGAACACCTTTAACGGCTACCTGGCCGAGCCGTATCACTGGCCGGAGGACGGCTCGCTCACCCGTTGCGGTTCGGGCTGGACCAAGTCGCGGGCGTTGCGCTCGCTTCGTCGACATGGATGGGAAGCGCGATGACCACCTGGACCGTACCCGCGACCGTCGTGCGCGTGGTCGACGGCGACACGTTCGTTCTCAAGCTCGACCTGGGCTGGCACATCACGCTCGAGGAGCGGTGCCGCATCGCGGGCATCAACGCACCCGAGCTCGCGCTCGAGGAGGGCCAGGCCGCGCTGACGTGGGCACGGGGCGCGCTGCCGATCGGCATGGGGGTGACGTTCACCAGCCACTCGCTCGACAAGTACGGGCGCCCGCTCGGCTCGATCAGCATGACCAGCCCGCAGGGCGCGGTCTACGACTACGCCGCCGAGATCCTCGCCGCCGGCCATGCGGTGCCGATGTGATGGAGGTGATCTCGTGGGAGACGGTTAACCAGGAATGGTATTGCGTCGATTCGGGTCGTCCCGTGCGGGAAGGCGCGGGCGACCGATGTCTCTCGCACGGCGCCCGAGGCGTGCCCTGCACTTCAGCGGTTCGGGATCCGCGTTGCCGTCACGATCACCTCTCACCGAATCACCCTTGCCCGCACTGTTCCGAGTGCGGCTTAAGCGGATCAGTTGTGATGGAGGGGCCATGAGTACGACCGAAGACCCGAACGACCCGCGGCTGACGCACGGCGCCGACGCTGAGCCAGCTGATCAGGCAGAGGCGTATCTGGTGCTGAGTGAATCAGAGAGGGCGGCTGGATTCGTCAGACCTCTTCGGGAGTCGTACATACACGAAGCGTGCGGGCAAGTGACGACCATGAATCGGGCGATCGCCGAGACATACGCGCGGCAGCCTGATTTCTACGGTGCCACCTACTGCACGACGTGCCATAAGCACTCGCCTGTTGGAGCCGACGGCGAATTTGTCTGGCTGGTGGACAGGTCAAAGGTCGGCACGTGAGGCACGGACCGCAGTGCGGGGCGTACCGGTTCACCACGCCGCCCGTGCGCTGTACCGGCGTTCTGCAGCACGCCGGCCGGCATCGCTGGCGCCGGATTCTGTGGTGGACCCCCACCGACCTGTATCGGAGTGAGCGGTGACGACCAGAGAGCGGCACGTCAATCTCGCCCGCGGCGGGTTCGCCGATGTCGATGACGCTCTGAGCTGGGTGGTCCGGATGCTGGACGCCGAACTCAAGGGCGCGACGATGGTCAAGGTGGAGATCGAGCAGACCGAGCAGTTGACGGTCGGCAGCGGCCAGTCGTGGGTCATTCAGTGGGGCGCGAGTGTGTCCGGCCTGATTACCGAAGAGGACCGCGACCCGTGGGCCTGATCGTCTGGATGTGGTCCAGCATCCTGGCCGCCTATACGATCGCTCGGATCCGGCTGTGGTGGCTGATGCGCCCGTTCCGGAAGATCTCACCGTACGTGGCGCCGATGAATACTCAGATGCCGACCAGCATGAGTACGGACACTCAGTGGTCGGCTGAGTAGCCTCTCGGACGATCTTTGAGCAACGCTCGGCTCATGTGCGTTTCCGGTCAGAGGGGTAGCGTCCGAACGGGGGGTACCAGGGGGTATCCGTTGCACAAGGTTGCTCGGGCGGTCGGCTGGGTCGCCGTCGGTCTCATCGGCATGGTCGGCATCGTGACCATGCTGGGAGGTGCCGTCGTCCTCACCGTCTACCTGTTGTCGATGGCTCTGTGATGACGATCGGCCGTGTCTGTCTCGCTCATCCCGTTCATTCCGAGGTCGTGCCGATCGAGCAGCACCATATCCGCCCGATCGCCCGCGGCGGCACCGGCACACGCACGATCCAGCTCTGCGCGAACGCTCACGGTCTGGTGCACGACCTGCTCGACGAGATCGAGGCGGTCGCCCTGACCACGCCGTACGCGCTGGTCGACGAGGTGATCCGGTCGCTGCCTCGGGAGATCTGGGCGCGCTATCCGGGCGCGGTGCGGGTCATCGCTTATCGTGGCTGGCAGGAATACGGTCTGAGCTTCCTCGGTGGCCGGTACACCCGCAATCACGAGCTGTGGAGTACCGCAGGTCGCGCCAAGCACGCGAACACACCCGCGTTCTCCGAGATAGCGCACGCCGCCCGCTGGTCGAATCGCTGGCGTAAGGAGCTGAACCGATGAGCGACCGATGAGGGACTGGCTGTATCACCTGTTCAACGACCCGATCCGCAGTAACCCGTGGTCTATGGTCACCTTGATATTGATCGTCGTCGGGGGACTGGCCGGCATGGTCATGCTCGGGCGGGTCCTGGCCGAGGTAGGGAAGTTCATCATGTTCCGGAGACGAGTAGCAGGGGAGCAAGCAGTGCAACCAGAACAGCCGATCAGCGCACCACCCGCGCAGAGCGATGCGGACCGTACGCAGAACGTCGGCCGGTACCTGCCGGACACGGCCGACGACCGACCTCAGACCGGCGACGGTTACGCGGGCGCGGGCAGGATCGAGGGGGAACGGGCGACGGATACGTCGGTCGACGATCCGGTCGACGTCCCGCTCGACGACACGCTGACCAGGATGCGGGCGTCGGAGATCCAGGCGTTGCGCCCGCCGTGCCCGGCGTGCCGAGGGAAGGGCTACGTCATGACGACCAGCGACCTGCTCCGCGAGTCGATCGCCCTGCTCGACGGTGAGACCGGCGACACGGCGATCCTGACGTTCTACTCGCGGCTGCTGGACGCGGCGCCGAATCTCGCCGAGATCTTCCCGTCCGACCTGCTCGCCCCTCGCGACCCGCTCGGTGACCCCGACTCTCGCGGTCTCAAGCAGCGCGACAAGCTGTATGGCGCGCTCAAGGCGCTCGCCACGATGTACGACCCCGACAACCCCGACAGCCTTGAACCACTCGACACCGCGCTGCAGGCGATGGGTCGTGCGCACGCCGCATTCTGGCGCCCGAGCGAGGGCGTCACCCGTGGCGCGACGCTCGAGGAGTACGCCGCCGTCAAGGCGGTACTGTTCGGCACCTTGCACGACCTCGCTGGTGAGGCGTGGCTGCCCGAGTACGACGCCGCCTGGTCCGAGGCGTACGACTACGCGGCTGCCGAGATGCTGCGCGAGCAGCACCACTCGGGGTTCAAGTCGGCCCGCTACCCCCGCCAGGCACGTTGACCGGATTGACCATCACCGAGGCGCTCTCATGGTTGAGCCCGCCGATCCCGCGCCGGACGTTGCAGCGCAGATTGGCGGGCTCGCCTGTTATCGGGCACCGGATGACGGCGGCCGGCGGCAAGCCCGCGCCGGTCTATTCGGCCGAAGAGGTGATGCGGGTGCATGCTGACTGGGTGAGATCAGGGGCGGTCAGTTGCCGAAGTGATCAGGCGGCGCATACTATGCCGACAACTTCACCGTGCCCGGAATCAGGTGAGGCGCCGTGACGATGACCGGGAACATCCCGCCGCATCAGCAGAAGGCGTCGACGGAGATGCGCGCCGAGCGCACCCGCGAGGCACTGATCCGCAAGCGCTCGGGCATGACGTACGAAGAGATCTGGTTGACCCAGGTCGACGAGAACGGCAAGCGGGTGTGGCCGAGCCGCCAGGCCGTCGGGATGGCAGTTCACCGCGCCATGCAGGACGCGATCGCCGACCTGCGGCACGAGACGGTCTACTACCGTGCCGAGTCCCTCGACCGGCTGCAGGCGTTGCTGAAGGCGCTATGGCAGCGGGCGATGGACGGCGACATCAAGGCGGTCACCGAGTGCCGCCTGATCATCGACTCCATCAGCCGACTGACCGGCGCGAACGCTCCGACTCGGATCCAGATCGGGGAGAGCGATGTCGACGCCACTATCCGAGAGCTTGACGACGAGATCAGTCGACGAGCTCGTGCGGTTGAAGGCCAAGTTGTCCGAGGTGAGATCGAAACGGGACCACCTCCGGAGGATCTCGGCGAGTGAGTTCCGCGCCCGGTACCCCACGCCGGGCGCCCTCGCGCAGGCGTACCTGACCTCGACGACGCAGACCCCCGCGCTGCAGGCCATCGACGCCGCTCTCGTGGACCTCGCGGACGCCGAGCAGGACCGCGGTCGGCTGATGGTGTTCATCCCGCCGCAGGAGGGCAAGAGCACCCGTACGTCGTGCTGGTTCCCGCTCTGGATGCTTGCCCAGGACCCGACCCTGCGCATCGGCATCGTCAGCTACTCGGCGACCAAGGCCGAGCGCTGGGGCAAGTGGATCCGACGCATGATCGAGGCGCATCCCGAGCTCGGGCTCGAACTGATGGCCGACTCGCGGGCGGTGGACGCGTACGAGACCACGCAGGGCGGTGGCGTCGTGTCCGTCGGCGTCGGCGGTGGTCTGACCGGTGAGCGGATCGACCTGATGGTGATCGACGACCCCGTGCGCGGCCGCGCCGAGGCGGAATCGCCGACCTACCGCGAGAGCGCGTGGGACTGGTGGGAGTCGGTCGGCGCGACGCGGATGAGCTCGCGCGGCCGGGTCGTGCTGATGATGACCCGCTGGCACACCGACGACCTCGCCGGCCGGATGCTCGAGCGTGAGCCGGGAACCTGGAAGGTGCTGCGGATCCCTGCGGTGCGCGACGTGACCCAGCCGCTCGTGCGTGGCGGCGACGGCGCCTCGGTGTACGACCCGCACGGTGAGCTGATCAGCGTTCAGGGTCGCCGGCCGGGCTACTACCGCGAGCTGCAGACCAAGCGTTCCATGTACGTCTGGAACTCGATCTACATGCAGACGCCGGTCGCGGCCGAGGGCAATCTGTTCGCCCGCTCCGACTTCCGGTACTGGTCGGTCATCGGCTACGACCGGTCGCACCACGACCCGACCGCCGGTCTGCGGATCCAGGTGGACGGCGATGCGCTGTTCGTCGGCGACATGCGCCGGTTCATCACGATGGACCTGGCGTCGAGCACGAAGACCTCGGCCGACTTCACGGTCGCCTCGGTGTGGGCGATCACGCTGGACGGCCGGCTCATCCTGCTCGACCGGGTGCGCAAGCGCATCGCCGAGCAGGCGCACGCCGACATGCTGCGCCCGCTGTGCGCGAAGTGGGCGGCGCCGGACGTCTACGTGGAGCGCGGCTTCATCGGGACCACGCTGGTCATCGACGCTACGACCGCGGGCATCCGGATCCAGCCGCTCACGCCGGACAAGGACAAGGTCACGCGGGCGTTGCCGGCGACGCAGCGGCTCGCAAGCCACACGGTGTTCTGGCCGGCGGTCGCCGACTGGCTCGACGAGTGGTGCGACGAGATCGCCGGGTTCCCGTCGTGGACCCATGACGACCAGGTGGATACGTTCTCGTACGCCGCCCGGATCGTCTCGGCGCACTGGACCCCGCGCCACGAGAAGCCCGAGCCGGTCAACCGGCGACCGACGGACGCCGATCTCGCCTACACCGCGAGCACGGGACTACTCAGCGGCGCCGACCTGGAACGCGCCGACTGGTGATGATGAAGGAGACGAGATGACTACGATCAAGACTCGGGCGGTGTCACTGCTCGGGGCGTTCCTGTTGTTGCTCGCCGGCGCGGCCGGCATCAGCAGCACGCCGGCCGCTGCGGCGCCCGCGCAGGCGGTCAGCGCGAGCAACCTGATCGGCAAGCCGCTGCCGGCGCTCGACTACGCGCACGCGTTGGTCGGCAAGCAGGGCTCGGTACGCAAGGGCATGCCCGTTCAGCGAGTCGGCATGACCGCCAAGTCGCCCTGCGGCACGTGCTACTTCTACGGAGGCGGTCAGCAGACCGTTTCCACGGACGGCGCCTCGGATCAAGTGACCGTCGAGAAGCCGACGTGCACCTCGACGCAGTTCTGCTATCACTCGCTGTTCGAACTGGCGGTCAAGTCTGCCAACGAGCAGCAGATCGTCGAGTGGGGCTGGACCGTCGACTCTTCCCTGTTCGGCAACAGCAATCCGCACCTGTTCGCAGGGAGCTGGACCAACGGCGTTTTCAATGGCTACGGCACAGGATTTGTTCCGGCTGTCGGAACGACCTGCCCGCACGGACTGGACATCAACGCCGACGTCAGCGTCGGCAGCGCCACAACGCAGCTCTTCGGCGTGCAGTACGTCAGTGGTGCGTGGTGGACGTCTTATAAGGGCAACTATTGCGGTGCGTTCCAGAACAGCCTGTGGACGTCGCCGACGTATACGCAGGCCGGGAAGGTGCAGGTGTTCGGTGAGGTCGCGGCCAGCGATACCGCTCCGATCGGAGCCAAGATGGGCAGCGGCGTGCTCGGCTCGACGACCGCTGGCGCCAAGTCGTACTCGTTCACGCTCGGCAACACCGTGCCGGCCGGCGTGACGCCCGCGTTGACGATCTTCAACATCCCATCGGTGCCCACGCATTACAACGCGATCATGATCGCGCCGACCGTGTTCCGTTCGTTCCGCTACGGCGGCACTTACTAGCACCGGACGCCAAGAACCCCCCGCGATGCGGGGGGTTCGGCGTAGGGGCACCAGGTCCTACGGTGCGCGGAATGCACGCACGTGCTCAGCAGTGGCATTGCCATCGTAATCCAGCACGCTCAGCGGAAACGTGATCCAGTCGCCACGCTGTCGGCGCATCAGCACGCGGTCGCCGATGATGACCACGTTCTCGGGTAGCTCGGTCGTGACCCGCACCGGAATGCCGAGCATGGCGAGCGTTTCCGCGCCGCCGGTGCTGGTCTGGATCCCCGACTCGCTGGCGAGATCCCTGAACACCTGATCGCTGCCGGCCCGCACGTCGGGCAACGGTGGCGCCGGTGCCATGCCGAGCACCCGTACCGCGCGCATCAGGTCCGCCATCACGTCGTGATCGTGCCGCCCCCACGGCGGCGCGGTCATCGGCGGGTAGTCGTCGTTTCCGCTCGTCTCCATATCCGCATCGTAAGGGGGTCACCGTGGCACTGTCCGACGCACCGCGCACCCTCGCCGGATCTCTGCAGGACGGCGGATACGGGTACGGCACGCTCGCGCTCGATCTCTACGAGTCGGTGCCCGCACTCGCCTACCCCACGTCGATCCAGACCTTCGCCAAGATGAGGCACGACCCGCAAATCTCGTCGGTCGTCAAGTCGTACAGTCTGCCGCTGCGCTCGGGAACGTGGGCGGTCAACCCGAAAGGCTGCCGGGACGAGGTCGTCGAGCTGGTCGCCGACGCGTGGGGGCTGCCGATCGTCGGCGACAACGACGGACCCGGACCGTTCCGGCGCCGCGGCGTGCAGTGGGACGAGTACCTGCGGCTCGCCGTGAACCTGATGCTGATCTTCGGTCACTCGCCGTTCGCCATGCGGTACGACATCATCGGCAACCCGCTGCGTGCCCGGCTCGCCGAGCTGTCAGAGCGGCTGCCGCAGACGATCACGAACATCGTGACCAACGACGACGGATCGCTCAAGGGCGTCTATCAGAGCGGCGTCAAGGATCTCGTGCCCGCGTCGGGGCTGCTCTGGAACGTGCGCGAGAAGGAGGGTGCCGCCTGGCAGGGTCAGTCGATGATCCGGCCCGCGTACGCGCCGTGGCTTATCAAGCACGAGCTTTGGCGGGTGCTCGCTACCTCATCGCGCCGGTTCGGCATGGGCATCCCGCAGGTGACCGCGCCCGCCGGGTCACCGCCCGCCGACATCACCCGCGCGCAGGAACTCGCCAGCGGATACCGCGTCGGCGACCAGTCCGGCGTCGGTCTGCCCGACGGATACACGTTCGACCTGAAGGGGCTCTCCGGGTCGGTGCCGGACACCCTCGGGTTCATTCGCTACCTCGACGCGCAGATCGCGGCGTCGGTCATGGCGAACGTGTTCAACCTCGACGCCAGCGCCAACGGGTCGCGGGCGCTCGGCGAGACGCTGATCGGCATGCTCGAGCTGTCGTGGCGGGCGACCGCAGGTGAGATCACCACGCCGGCGAACAACCTGTCGATGCAGATGGTCGACATCAACTGGTCCGGCGGCGAGGAGCCGATCCCCGGAATCATCTGTACGGACATCACCCGTCCCGAGGTCACCAGCGACGCGATCGCCGCCCTCGTGACCTGCGGGGCGCTGACGCCTGACATCACGCTGGAGAACGACCTGCGTAACCGCTACCAGTTGCCGACGATCGCGCAACGGCCGGCAGCGGTCGCGCCCGAGCCGACCCCGACCGCCGCGCAGCCCGCACCGGTGCCCGCGCCCGCGAACGAGCGTGTTCCCGCGTCATGACCGACCTGGAGATCCGCCGTCCGGTGCCGTTGCGCTCGGTCGGCGGGATCGAGCTGGCCGCCGTCGGTAAATGGCACGCCAGTACGGGATGGCTGACGCTGACCGACGATGACCTCGCTCAGGCGGTCGCTGCGCTGGAATGTCCGGGCGTGCGTAACCCCGTCATCAAGGCGGGCCACATGGAAGAGGACTCGACGAACGGCGTCCGGTGGGACGGCGAACCGGCGCTCGGGTGGATCGGCAACATGCACGTGGACGGCGCCAAGCTGATCGGCGACTACATGGGCATGCCCGCGTGGCTGACCGAGGCCGACGAGAACGGCATGAGCGTGCTCGCCTCGGCGTACCCCGACCGGTCCATCGAGATCTATCAGCCGTTCCTCTGCCAGATCGGGCACCTGCACCCGTCGGTCATCACCGCGGTCGCGATCCTCGGCGCCTACGCGCCGGGGGTCGGCGTGCTCAAGAGCATGCAGGACGTCTACGCAACCTTCACCGAGCCGATGCCCGGCGACAAGGTCACCGCGTCGGCGGCGCGGCTGAGCACCACGATCCCGATCCGGCTCGCCGCGTCCGACGTACGCGAGTCGACGCCGGCCGAGATCGCGGCGACCACCGACTTCGAGGCGATCCAGAAATCGTGGTCGGACGCCCTCGACGAGCTGCTCGCCGAATGGCCGGACATCAGCTCGGCACAGCGGGACGAACTCACGGCGCAGATCACCGAGGCGGTCGACAAGGACCGCACCGACGACCTCGCCGCGCTGGTCGTCACCACGGGGACGGCGGCGGCCGTGTTGGCCGCACGGATGAGCTCGGTCGCCGCCGACGCCCGTGACGAACAGATCGCCGAGGCCATGCGGCAGGGCGTCGTCGTGGAGACGCCCGAGATCGATCAGAAGGAACTCGACGACCTCGCCGCGACCGTGACCGCGGTCATGGGCGCCAGCACCGCGACCGCTGCCGGTCGGACTGCCGCTCAGCTCATCGGGACCGGTGACGGCAGGACCATCGCGGCTCTCGTCGGCGAGAAGTTGACCGGCTACGGCGACCGGTTCCTGCGCGACCAGCTCGGCGGCGCGCTCAGCGCGGCACAGGCGAAAGGCCGCTGGTCGGTGATCGAGGTCGCCCCGATCGCCGAGTATTACGCCTCCGAGCGCCTCGACGAGAACTCGTGTGCGCCGTGCCGGTCGATCGACGGTGAGCGGTTCGACAACCGCGACGACGCGCAAGCCGCGTACGGGTCCGGCAAATACGTCTCGTGTCTCGGCGGCTCGCGCTGCCGCGGCCAACTCGTCTCGGTGTGGGGCGAGCGTCTAGCGGCGCCGACCGGGCGCATCCGCACCACTGTCCGTCTGTCGATCGGAGACCACTCCCATGCCCACTAAGACCGCCGTTGCGCGGGCCAGCGTCAGCGTCGAGGACATCAGCCGCAAGTACTACGAGTCGGCCGGTTACTCGATGTGGATCACGGCCATGCACATCGACCCCCTCGAACTGATCACCAGCGACGACGCGACCGGAAAGTTCTACTCGGTTCCGGTGGAGCTATCGGGCGAGGAGTTCACGTTCGGCGAGCCGCAGGAGGTCGCGCAGACCTACACGCCGGTGAAGAGCGCGGCGGCCGCCGCGATCCCCTACCGCTGGGCCGACCGCAAGGCGGCGCTGGCCGCGGCGGGTGTCACCGAGCCCGCACCGGCGACGAGCACGACCGGCGGGACCGCGGTCGTGATCGCGCCCGACGTGACGCCGGCCGGCGCCGCTATCCGCAAGATGGCCGCGACCACGGTCGCCGAGCCCACTCAGACCCCCGTCGTCGAACCGGCGACGGGCAGTTCCGACAATCCAGAGGAGGCGACGGACGTGGCGTTCGACGCAGCCAAGTTCCGGGAGGCGTTCGGGCTGTCCGCCGATGTCTCCGACGACGAGGTCAAGGAGATGGCGCTCGCCGCTCTCTCCGAGACGCCTACCCCGCCGGTTTCGACCGCGCCCGACGCCGAATCCCTCGCCGCGCTCAGCGCGCTCGCGGGCACCGGTCAGGCCGTGCTCGTGGACCGCGCGAACCTGCAGGTTCTCATCGAGCGCGCCACCAAGGGCGAGCTCGCCTACAACCAGAACCGCCGCAACGAGCGCGACGCGTTCCTCTCGGGCGCGGTGCGCGAGGGGCGGATCCCGCCTGCGTCGCTCCCCGCGTACGAGAAGCTCTGGGACGTCGATCCCGAGGGCACCCGCACGCAGGTCAGCCTGCTCGCGCGCAACATCATCCCCGTTCAGTCCGTCGGGTTCCTCGGCGCGGCCGACAACACAGACCTCAACGAGGCCGACCTGGCCTACGAGGGCCTGTACGGAAAGGAGAAGTGACGTGGCCGATTACACGCCCGTCTTCACGAACGGCACCGCGCCCTGGACTCTCCAGGCCAGCGCAGCCGTGACCGGCGGCCGTCTCGTCGAGGTCACGGGTAACGGCACCGTCGGACCGGCCGGCGCCGCGTCCGTCAAGGTGCTCGGCGTCGCCGCGTTCGACGCGGCCAACGGCGCCAAGGTCGACGTCTGGCCGCTGGCCGGGCTCACACACAAGGTCACCGCATCCGGTGCCATCTCGGCCGGTGACAACCTCGCGGCCGGTGCCGCCGGGGTCGTCTCGCCCATCGCCGCCGGTACCTTCGGTCAGCTCGTCGGCGTCGCCGACCGCGCTGCCGCGGACACCGCCATCTGCCGCTTCGTCGGCCGCTGAAAGGGGGATAGACAATGGCTATCACGTACCCACCCGTTGCACCGTCGCTGTCTGGCGACACGCTTACGATCTCCCGGTTCCTCAACAACCCGACGGCCGTCTCCCGGCGGCTGCGGACGATCGGTGAGAACCGGTTCATCGCCGACGTACTGCTCTCCGGCCGGATCGAGGGTTCCTCGATCCTGTACGAGACCGACGAGTCGATCTACACCTCCGACGCCCCTGAGGTCGTCGCTCCCGGCGCCCAGTACCCGCGTTCGCTCGCCCCGACCGGTACGGCGTCCGTCGCCAACCCGGTCAAGTGGGGCCAGGAAGTTCCGATCACCGACGAGGAGGTCGGCCGCTTCCGCGGTCAGGCCGTCGAGCGGAACCTCCAGAAGATCGTCAACTACCTGGTGCTGACCGTCGACTCGACCGCCCTCGCGGTAATCACGAGCGCCGTGACGGCGTCCATCCCCGCGACGGCCGTCTGGGACGGCGCGGGCGCCAACCCGCTGCTGGACCTGCTCCGTGCCAAGGCGACCATCCGGGCGCTCAACAAGGGCTACGACCCCGACGTCGTGGCGGTCGACGACTTCGCGTTCGCGTACATCGTCGGCAACCTCAACATGCTCGCCACGATGGCGCGCGAGGCCGGCACGACCGTCTCCATGTCCGGCGACCTGCCGGTCCTGGCCGGTCTGCGGATCCTCCCGACCCCGAACCTGCCGACCGCCGGAACCGCGATCGTCTGCGACTCCAGCGCGCTCGGCGCCCTCGGGTACGAGAACATCCCGAGCCCCGAGTACCAGGGCGCGGCCGACGCCATCCAGTCGCTGACCCGGCGCAACCCGCTGGGTAACGACGAGTGGCTGGTGCGCGCTCGCCGCTCGGTCGTCCCGTTCGTCCAGGAGCCCGGCGCCGGTTGCAAGATCACCGGCATGGGCACGCTCAACGACTAAGGAGGTCAGACCATGTACGTCGTTTACTCAAGCGCTCTGGCCTTCCAGCCGACCAACACCGACGGCACGTCAGCGGGCGACGAGGAGGTCGTGAAGCGCGGCGACCCGGTTCCCGGCTACGTGCTGCCGTTCCAGATCAACGCCCTCGCCAGCGCGGGCATGATCGTCGAGGTTGGCGACAACCGCGACCACGGGATCCAGCCGGTCGAGGCAGAGCCGTTCCCGCCGGTCTCGGCGGACAACCCGCCCGGACCGATTCCCGCCCTCGGATCACTGACCGGTGACCCGGAGACCCCCGCCGCACCGGCGGAACCGGTGGAGAAGCCCAAGCCGAACGACTCCCGCGCTGCGTGGGAGGCGTACGGCGTCAGCATCGGCATGGATCAGCTCGAGCTCGAGGCTGAGCCGAACAAAGCGGCCGTGATCGACGCGGTCAACGCTCGGGACAACTCGTAACCCCGTGACCCGTGCGCGCCCGCCAGCGCGCACGGGTCCGGCCCGATCGAAGGGCAGACCGTGGCCGCCTCGTACGCACGTCACATCACCCTCGCCGCAGGCGTGGTCCAGAGCTTCACGCTGCCCGGCGACTACTCGTCGGTAGAGGTACTCAACCGCGCCGGGTCCGACGAGATCTACACCAGCTATGACGGCACGGCGACGCCCGCCAACCCGACCACCGGCGGCAACGACTGCGACGTCGTGACTGCGGCGACCGGCGCCTCGATCCAGATCAGCCGCAACAACAGCGTCGCCATCACCGTCAAGCTCATCAGCGCGGCGGGAACGACCGCCAGCCTGCGGGGCATTCTGTGAGCGCGCGGTTCAGCCGCGGCGGGGGCAGCCTCGGGCGGGTCGCCGGCGACCGCTCGAACGCGGCGCTCGCCGCCGGGTTCAGCCTGCTCGCGTCCGGCGAGGAGGCGGTCCCTCGGGTCGCGATGACCAACGAGGACCGGCCGGCGTCCGGCACGCTTCACCTGACGTTCTTCACCGCCCGCAAGACCGAGGTCATCACCCAGGTCCGCACGCACGTGTCGAGCAGCGCGGCGACCGGTCTGACTCTCGCCCGGATCGGGATCTTCTCGGTCGCGGCGAACGGCGACATCACGCTCATCGCCAGCACGCCCAACGACGTCACGCTGTGGGCGGCGACCAACACGCCCTACACGAAGGCGCTCAGTGCGTCGTGGACCAAGCAGGCCGGCGTGCGGTACGCGTCGGGCATCCTCGGCATCGGCACACAGATGCCGATCCTCGAGTGCATCCCGATCCGGTTCCAGTCGGCGGGGTTCGCCCCCCGCCTGCAGGGCGAGGTCGCAGCGTCCGACCTGCCGGCCAGCAAGACAGACGCGCAACTGTCGAATCAGTACCGGCTGTTCCAGTGCTACTTCCTTCCGTAAGGCGACTTCCCAGAGCGGGGCACCTGCGATCGCGGCGTGTCCGGCCAACAACCACCACGGCGCCTGGCTTCGTCTCCCCGGTCGCCGTGGTGCCGCCGTGCGGCGGTGCGCGCGACTGCGACCCCCCATCCGCCGCGCCCGCCGCACGGCCCCAAAACCAGGAGGCATGATGACGGTCGCATGGGCTCCGACTCTCGAGCAGGTCGCTATCTGGGTACCGTGGCTGACCACCAGCACGGCGACGCCCGGCAACCAGACGTACGCGGGCACGTTCACCACGACGACCTCGCCCACCGACGCGCAGGCGCAAGCGCACATCGACCGGTCGGTCGCCGTCATCGGTGCGGGAATCAGTGCCACGCTGCCGACCACGCTGTACCCGCTCGCCAGCGCCGTCACCGCGCTCAAGACCGCGATCGCGCTGGCCCGGTCATTTCCTCGCAGCGCGGCCGACCTGGTGTTCGCCGACGCGCTCGAGAAGCAGTACAACACCGACTACCAGGCGCTCATCGTGAGCATCGACCAGACCGGCACCAGCCCCGTTGAGGCGTACCCCGTGTGGACGGCGCCCGACCCGGTCTGGTGGGGCGACCGCACCGACATCTGAGAGCAGCACCGAAGGAGAGATCATGACCGACTACGCCGCCGATGCTGCATCCAGCACGGTCGGAACCACCCTCACCGTCCGCACCGGCACCACGTCCGCCGACACCGTTCCCGCAGGGGCGTACGTGGTCTGGCAGAACACGGGCGCGGGCACTCACGTGATCACGCTCGGGAACAACTTCAGCGCCGACGGTCTGACGGTCACCGGTCGGCAGATCTCCATCCCGACAGGCGGGTTCAAGGCCGGTCGGATCAACTCGCTGTGGGGCGACTCGAACGGTCGCGTGTCGGTCGGCATCGACGGCACAGCATCCGAAGTGAAATATATGATTCCGGGCAATATCTGAGTCGGGAGACGTCATGCCGTACATCGCACTGACCACGCTGCGGGCACCGGACACGCTGGTCGCCGGTTACCAGCCTGGCGACCCCGTTGCCGACGAAGTGGTCGAGAAGTGGGAACTCGACGACACGCAGGTGCGCGAGGTCGAGGAGGGGACCGAGACCGACCTCGGCACGCTCGCCGCCGTCCAGCCCGCACTCGCCAAGCCCGGTCCCGAGGCGAACCGCGCGCAGATGGAGGCGTACGCCGTCGCCATCGGCGCCATGACCGCCGAGGAGGCGGCCGACGCGAGTCAGGAGGATCTCGAGGCGGTGGAACCCGACAGCGTGGCGCTCGCCGACCGGCCGGCGGACTCGGCGAACAAGAGCGAGTGGATCGCGTACGTCACCCGGCACGGCGGCGATGAGGCGTGGGCGAGCGACAAGGGCACCACGAAGGCCGACCTGCAGGCGTGGGAACCGGCTCAGGCGCCCGTACCCGGCGACACGATCGCGACCGCGCTGTCCGACCAGCAGGCCGCGAACGAGGGCTGATGGCCGCCGGGGTCCGCGTCGTGCTCGCGCCGGGGTTCGAGCGTGAGCTCAAGACGATGGTCGGACCGTCGATGGAGTCGGCCGCCGCGGTCGTCGCCGCTGGGCAGCGGGCGCGGATTCCGGTCAGTGCCGACGGCTCGTACGGCCGGCAGCCCGGCTACGCCAAATCGAAGATCCATGTCGAGTCCGGCATCGACGCGCTCGGACCGTGGTGGGACATCGGCACCGGCGACGACGCGCTGACGCCGAGCGGCACGAACTACCCGCTCATCCTCGAGCTCGGTTCGCGCCCGCACGTGATCGAGTCGCACGGCAACTATCCGCTGCGCGACAAGCACGGGCGCGTGTTCGGCAAGCGGGTCAACCACCCCGGCACGCAGCCGTACCCGTGGCTGCGGGCGGCCGTTGCCGACCTCGCCGGCCGGACGTTCTGATGACCGCGCAGACCTACGCCGACTCGCTCGGCGCCGTGCGGACATGGATCAACAGCCGGACCGCGACGCTGGTCGGGACCGGCAACCCGCTGCAGGCCGGCGCGCACCTGAAGCACCTCGAGGGATCGACGCCGGTCACGTACGCGTACCTGGAAGAGCTGCCCGCCTTCCGGTCGGACGACTCACCCGAGAACCCCGACATGATGGCGACGCTCTCGGCGCAGGTCTACGGCGGAACCCGCGAGGCGGCGACGAACGCGGCCGTCGCCCTCGCCGAGGAGATCTCGACGCAACTCGCCGGTCGCCCCGCATCGGTGACCGGTGCGCTGATCTTCGTCAGCGACGACATCCAGGGTCCGACGTGGGCGCCCGACCAGGAGGTTCCGCGCCTGCTCGTCCAGTTCACCGTGCGGGTCCGGCCGACGTAATAGCGAAAAGGCTCAGCACCGGCGATCGTTCCGGCGCCGAGCCCTTTCTGCGGCACAACGCCCTGGAGTGACCAGGCTCCACGTTCGCCGATCGTCCGGTCATGCGCGGGCACGACCCGTCACGCATCCGGCGATCCCATTAGACCACCTGAACGCCCGAGGGGCGTTCGGGCCATCGCTGTCCCCCGGATCCAGGATCCTTAGCGAAGGAGCATCACCATGCCCGCTGTTACCGTGCCCAAGGGCGCACTCGCGTTCGGCGCCGGATACCTCTACCAGTCCGCCCTCGCCGTCTCCGCACCGGCCAACACGGTCGTGGGCTCGGTCTTCACCGACACCTGGCCCGTCGGCTGGAACCTGTGGGGCGTGACCAAGGAAGGCCACACGCTCAACCTCGACATCAACACCGACGCCGTCGAGGCCGCCGAGTACGTCGACCCGCTGCTCAACGTCGTGACCGGCCGGACCATCACCGCCGAGTTCGAGCTGATGCAGATGCACATGACCAACATCAAGCGGTCGTTCAACGGCGGCACGCTGGCCACCTCGGGCGCGGGCACGACGCTGCTCACGACCTACACCCTGCCGGCGATCGGCGCCGAGGTCCGGTGCCAGCTCGGATGGGAGTCGGTGGACGGCACCGAGCGCTGGTGGGGGATGCAGTGCTTCCAGACCGGCTCAGTCGGCATCCAGCGCAAGAAGGGCGCCGACAACGCGACCCTCCCGCTGACGTTCACGTTCGAACCGGACGCGAGCTCGCAGCCCATCTACTTCGCCAACGCCGGGGTCACCCGTGGCTGAGCCGATGGCATACCCGCACATCGTGCCCGACGACGTCACCTCGCAGGACGTGCAGGCGGCCGTCGAGGGTGCACCGGTCGCCGACGACACGAACTCGATCGAGTTCCTCGGCAAGCGGTTCCGGCTCGCCGAGAACATCGGGCTCATGCCGCTGCTGGCGTTCGCCAACGCGAGCAAAGGCGGGCTGGACTCCGACGACATGGAGGGTATGGCCGCGATGTACGCGGTCATCCGCGACACCGTGGATCAGACCCGCGTGCAGAAACTCGACGCCGACGGCAAGGAGGAGTTCGACGAGGCCGGTGAGCCGGTCTGGGACGGACCGTCGGACTGGCAGCGCTTCGAGCGCCACGCCATCGACGAGAAGGCCGACGGCGAGGAACTGATGGGGTTCATCCGCGACGCGATGGGGGTGATCGCTGCGCGCCCTCGGAAGCGGCGTGGAACCTCTGCATCCTCCTCGCCGCAAATTTCGCCGAGTTCGAGGGAACCCTCATCCTCGCCGGCCATGCAGCGGCACCCGCAGTTGGCGGGGCTCACCCCCGTCGGGGATATCGGTCGGGCGGACCGATAGACGCCATGCCCCCGCGGGCGGTGCTGAACGCGGTCTACGCCCAGGCGGTCAAGGGGATGGACTCCGAGCAGCGCGACGAGTTCGACAACGATCTCTACGGTCTGACTGCCGAGAACCTCGCTGCGAACCGTGCCCTGCGTCAGTTCGTGGACATCGAAAACGGAGGTGAGTGACCCATGGTGGCGCTCGCCTCCGCTTTCGTGCGTCTGCGTCCCGAGGTCAACCGGCAGGACTTCGTCAAGGCCGGTAACCAGGCGGGAGAGGAGGCGGGCAAGGGCGCCGCCGACGGGTTCGGCAAGGGCTACAAGCGCGACATCAACGGCAAGCTCCGTGACGTTCACGGCAAGTTCGTCAGCGACGGAACGGCCGCCGGCGCGAAGGCAGGGCAGGGCGCGGGCAGTCAGTTCGCGACCGGGTTCGGTAAGGGCTCGAGCGGACTCAAGAGCATCATCGGCAGCAACCTGAAGCTTGCCGCGGGCGTGTTCGTCCCGATCGGTCTCGGCGCCGCGGTGGCGTCGATCGGGAAGATCGGCATCGCCTACGAGGACAACCTCAACATATTCAAGTTCGTGAGCAAGGCGACCGGCGACCAGATGACCGCGGTCGCGGCGAAGGCCCGCGCGCTCGGCGCCGACGTCAAGCTGCCCGGCGTCTCGGCGGCCGGCGCGGCGGCGGCGATGACCGAGCTCGCCAAGGCCGGGTTCACGGTCCAGCAAGCCATGGACGCCGCGCAGGGCACGCTACAGCTCGCTCGGGTCGCGGGCATCAGCGAGGCGGACGCAGCGACGATCGCGGCCAACGCGGTGAACGCGTTCGGGATCAAGGCCAGCGACACGACCAAGGTCGTCGACCAGCTCGCGGCCGCCGCGAACTCGTCGTCGGTGGAGATCACCGACGTGTCGCTGGCCTTCCAGCAAGCGGCGTCGGTGTTCTCCGGATTCCAGGCGCCCGCCGTCGGTTCGACCGAAGCGATCACCGAGCTCAACACCGCCATCGCCGTGCTCGGCAACAACGGCATCAAGGGCTCCGACGCCGGTACCTCGCTCAAGCAGATGTTGCTGCAGCTCACCGGTCCGACCAAGAACGCCAAAGGCGAGATGGAGCTGCTCGCGTTCAAGGCGGCCGGCGCGAACGTCTCGCTCAAACAGCAGAACGAGATTCTGCACGGGTCGACGAAGGTGCAGACCGAGGCGCTGACCGCGGTCGCCAAGCACAATAAGAACCTGGGCGACCTCGGCGACATCGCGTTCACCTCGAGCGGCAAGATGCGCGGGCTGCGCGACATCATCGCGCTGACGGCGGCCGGCACGAAGGGCATGAGCGACGAGGAACGCGACTTCGCGATCACCCAGATCTTCGGCGCCGACGCGAGCCGCTCGGTCATCGCCCTACTCAAGGGCGGACTGCCGGTCTACGACGCACAACGCAAGGCGGTGCTGCAGCAAGGCGCGGCGGCCGACTTCGCTGCGGCGAAGAACAAAGGACTCGGCGGCGCGATCGACAACGTCAAGAGCCAGTTCGAGAACGAGGCCATCGCGATCTACGCGCTCGCCAAAGGACCACTGACCTCGTTCCTGAACAGCCTCGCCACACAGCTACCGATCTTCTTTGCGCGCGTCGCACAGGTGTTCGGGTTCATCCGCGACAACTTCGGCGTGTTCCGGGACTGGGCACTCGCGATCACGGCCGTGACGATCGCGCTGCGGATCAACTCGCTGATGCTCGCGGTCACGGCGGCCGGCGGCGTCATCAAGTACATCCAGGGCATCCGCATCGTCACGGGCATCACGAAGGGCTGGGCAGCCGCCCAGGTGTTGCTCAACGCCACGCTGATCGCCAACCCGATCGGGCTGGTCATCGTCGCCCTGACCGCGCTGGTCGCCGGCGTGATCCTCGCCTACCGGCACTCGGAGACGTTCCGCAACATCGTGCAGGGGGCGTGGACCGGCATCAAGGTCGCGGTGTCGGCGACGATCGACTTCTTCACCAAGACGGTCTGGCCCGGTCTGCTCGCGGGTTATCACGCCGTCGAGGGTGCCGCGCTGTTCCTCTGGCACAACGTGATCGAGCCGGTCTGGCGCGGCATTCAGGCTGCGGTCAGCGTCGCGGTCGTCGCGGTGCGCGGGGTCATCTCGGCGCTCGTGCTCGAATTCAACATCGTCAAGGGCGCGGCGCTGTTCCTGTGGCACGGCGTGTTCCAGCCGGTGTTCGGCGCGATCCAGAAGATCGTCGAGATCTGGTGGCTCGCCGTCCGAGTGATCTTCGTCGGGCTGTATAAGATCATCGCTTTCACGCTCCAGCCGATCATCGCCGCGCTGCGCGCCGGTTTCGAGGTCGCGTTCCGGGGCATCACGGCGGCGATCCAGTTCTGGTGGGGCGTGGCGCTGAGGATCTTCGGGCTGTTCCGCACGTACGTGCTCGGTCCGGTGGTCGCGTCGCTCGTCTCGCTGCGCGCGTTCTTCGGTGCGATCTTCACGGCCATCGGTGGCTACATCTCAGCCTGGTACAACGCCCGCGTACGCCCGACGTTCGCCGCAGTACGCGTGGTCTGGGACGCCCTCGCCGCCGGGTTCTCGGCGATCTGGACCGGCAAGATCCGGCCGGTGTTCTCGGCGGTCGCCGACTTCGTGACCAAGACCCTGCCGAACGCCTTCCGCTCGGGCGTCGCCGCGATCCGCAAGGCGTGGCAGGGCGTCCAGGACGCCGCGCGGATCCCTGTCGCATTCGTGGTCAACCACGTGATCAACCCGTTCATCGGCGGGCTCAACAAGGCGGCGAGCGTCGTCGGCATCAAGGACCGGGTCGCCCTGATTCCAGGCTTCGCCAAGGGCGGCGAGATCGCGGGATACGCGGCCGGCGGGAAGATCTCGGGCGCGGGCAGCACCGAGGACAACCGGCTCGCACCGGCGACCATCCCCGGCGTCGGCGCGGTCAAGCTCATGGGCGGCGAGTTCATCGTCAACCGGCAGGACACCGCCCGCGCGCTGCCGTTGCTGCGCTGGATCAACGACGGGATGAAGGGCGGTAAGAACCTGATCGGCAGCCGGATCGGGCGACCGCTCACCGACTACCCCGGCGACGGCAGCGAGGGATGGGCGTTCAAGGACGGCGGGCTCGTCGGCTGGGTCAAGGACGTCTGGTCAGCGGTCAGCGACCCGATCGCCACGATCAAGAAGCCGTTCGAGTCGCTGATCAACCACATCCCCGGCGTTGGGCTCGTGAAAGACTTCCTGGTCGGCGCGGGCAAGCGGTTCCTGAACGGCGCCGTCAAGTTCATCACCGGCGGCGCAGGCGGCAAGGGCAAGGTCGGCGACGCGACCCGATTCATTCACGCGCAGAACGGCAAGCCGTACGTGTGGGCGTCGGCGGGACCGGGAGGCTACGACTGCTCGGGCATCGTGTCGGCGGCGTACAACATCCTCAAGGGGCGCAACCCCTACAGCCACACGTTCAGCACCGAGTCGGCCGGCTCGTACTTCACCAACGGCAAGCGCAACGGTCCGTTGATCGCGGGCTGGTCGCATCCGGGTCAGGCGCCCGCGTCGGCGTCCGTCGGTCACATGGCCGGTCAGATCGGCAGCCTGCCGTTCGAGTCCCGCGGTTCCCGCGGTGTCATCGTCGGCGGTGGCGCCCGCCGAGTCGGCGGGTTCGCCCAGGTCGGCGCGGCGAAGCTCGCACAGGGCGGTCTGTTCGGTCGGCCCGTACGCCTGTTCGACAACGGCGGGGCGTGGCCGTCAGGCACGCTCGGTGCCAACATGAGCGGGCGCACCGAATACGTCGACGACGGCCGGGGCGGGCGTGGTGGCGACCTCCACGTCCATGTGCACAACGAGGGCGTGATCGGCTCACAGGCCGAGATGGACCGGTGGCTCGCGACCAGCATCAAGCGGCTCAAGAACGACAGAAAGATCCCCTGATGGTCGCCGGCCGGGAGATGGACTGCGACTGGTCGCGGAACGGGTCGTTCGCCAACACCAACGAGAACGTCACCAAACGGCTGACCGGCGACATCTCCATCACGCTCGGGCGCAACGAACCGCGGGCGACCTCTGACGCGGGCACCGGAAAGATGGATTTTGTCCTACTCAACATCGACCGCGTGCTCAGCCCCGAGAACACCGCATCGCCGATCTACGGCAAGGTGCTACCGGGCACGCTCGCGCAGTACCTCGTGACCGACCCCGCGACCGCTGCGACCCGGACGCTGTTCAGCGGGCCGATCGGCGACATCGGATTCGACACGACCGCGTCCAGCAAGCCCGTTGCCATCTCGGCCAACGACGGATGGGGCACGCCCGGCAGCGAGCAACTGTCGACGCCTGTCTACTCGGGGCAGCGCACGGGCTACCTGATCGGCGTCATCCTCGACGCGATCGGCTGGACCGGCGGGCGTGACCTCGACGCCGGTGCGACCGCCGTCGACTGGTGGTGGGAGGAGGGCAACGACGCCGCGACCGCGATCACGAACCTGGTCAACAGCGAGGGACCACCCGCCATCGCCTATGTCGACGGCGGAACGTTCGTGTTCCGCGACCGGCTGCACCGGCTGACCCGCGCCGCAAGCCAGACCAGCCAGGGGCTCTACACCCAGCGGAAGCCCGCCGGGGTCGTGGCCGCCGGCGACATGAAGATCCTGAAGGACTCGTTCAACTACGACTACGGGCTGAAGAACATCATCAACAGCGTCACGCTCACGGTCAACCAGCGGCAGCCGACCGACGTCGAGGTCGTGTGGAGCACCGACGAGCAGATCAACCTCGGCGCGAACGAGGTGCGCACCTACGTCGTGCAGGGCTCCGACCCGTTCATCAACGCTCTCGTGCCGACGCCGATCACGTTCACCGGAACGGACGGCGCCGCGGTCGGCGAGTACATGCTCGTCACCGGCAGCGTGACCATCACGCTGTCGCGCACGTCCGGAGCATCGTGCTTCCTGACCATCACGGCCGGCGCGGGCGGCGCGATCATCCAGGGGATCAAGCTGCTCGCCACGCCGCTACCGATCGCCCGGACGATCCAGGTCATCGAAGAGGACTCGGCGAGCGTGCTCACGTTCACCCGCAAGAAGTGGGACGGTACGGCGCCGTGGGCGAACCAGTACGACGCGCGGGCGATCGCCCAGCGCATCGTCGCGGTCTACGCCCAACCCCGGCCGGCGGTCACGTTCTCGGTCGCCAACGTCAACGCTGCCCACCTGACCGGAATCCTCGCCCGCCGGATCAGCGACCGGATCACGATCATCAACGATGAGATGGGACTCAGCGCCGATTTCTGGATCGAGAACATCGCGCACCTGATCCGCAAGAACGGGCTGATCCACACGCTGACCATCGGGTGCCAGATGGTCGACCCGGCACAACCGTCGAACGTTTTCACCTTCGACGTCGCCGGCAAGGGATTCAACGACGGGTTCTTCGGCATCGGGGCGCTGAGCAACCCGACCCAGATGTTCACGCTGGACACCGCGGTCGCGACACAGATGTTCGATCAAGGGGGTTTTGCGACGTGAGCGATATCGTGCTGCGTCACGGCGGGGCGACCCGGATGAACTGGTCGCGGTGGATCGTCGACTGCGCGCACTGCACATCGGGGCTGGTCGTCGGCGTACACCTGTGCGACGAGCACGGCACGATGGTGCGCTACTCGATCGAGTGGGGCGACTGGTCGATGGTCTGCTGGGACTGCGGGCAGGTCACCGAGGCGATCGCCTGGCCGCCCGACCCCGCTGCGATCGAGGCGATCCTGTCCATGCGCCCCGACGAGAAGACCCGCAACTGGGAGCCGGGCGAGACGCTCGACGGGCTGCTCATGGAGAACATCCTGCACGGGATCATGCCGCCCGACGAGGCGCTCGAGCAGGGCGGTCCGCTCATCGTCGGGCAGGGCGATTACGTCATCGGCGGATACATCAACCGGCTCGCCGGCCAGTTCGACCCGCAGCGCCGGGTCCCCGAGATCGGAAGCTGACATGGCCTGGACGACGCCGCTCACGGCGGTAGCAAACACGCCGCTGACCGCCGCGCAGTGGAATGCGTCCGTGCGGGACAACCTGCTCACGACCGCGCCTGCGCTCGCGACGACCGCCGGCCAGATGTTCATCAGCACCGGCGCCAACGCGATCGCCGCCCGGACCCCGACGATCGCGAACGTCGCGACCAACGAGTCGTTCACGCCGTCGACCGGCGTGTTCGCCGACTTCGCCACCGTAGGACCGGTCGTCGGGCCGCTGGTCACCGGCACCAAGGCGATCGTGATGTACGGCGCCTACATGTCGAACGCCTCGGTCGGCTGCGGTGGCTACATGTCCTACGCGGTGTCCGGCGCCACGACGCAGGCAGCGGCGATCGCCAACGCGATCCGGCTGATGTCCGAAACGGCCGGCACGGTGCACCGATCGTTCGGCATCGACCTGCCGACCATCACCGCTGGATCGAACACCTTCACTGCGAAGTACACGACGCCCACCGGCGGCGCGCTCACCGCCTTGAACCGCACATTGATAGTGTTGCCGCTATGAGACGACAGATGTCGATCCTGTGTGCCGCGGTCATCACTGCGGCTTTTTTGTTCGCTCCGTCAGCGTCCGCCGACCCGGTACCGACCCGTTCCGAGCGCTGGCGAGCCATCGCCGTCCAGGCCCTCGCCACGTTCGAGGCCGTCGATCACACTGCGATCGGAGGCCCCGGTTCCACGCAGCCATGCGGCACGGTCACCGCGGCACCGCAGCGGGCGTCGACCTATTCCTGGGCGGGCGAGGCTGCCGGCCGGCTGCGCGGCTGGGATGATCCGACCACGACGGCGTACCTGAACAAGATCCGGTCGATGAAGAACCCGGACGGCGGCTGGGGTCTGCCGTGCGCATACGACCAGCTCGGTGACGGCACGGTCAACCCGATCACCACGACCTATTCGGTGACGCTCGCCGGTCACGTCGGCGCGACGTTCCTTGAGGGCTACAAGCACGGGGTGGTCTCGTTCACCGAGCTCCGGGCCATCGTGGTGATGCTGAAGAACTTCCCGCAGATCAACACCGCGCAGGGCACCTGCGTCGCCTACTCGAACGCGACCGGCGACCGCGCGCCCGGCACCTGCGTGCACAACTCGAACGCCGGGGTCGCCGCGTTCCTGCTCGACGCGAACGCCGCGGGCGTCGGCACCGCGGGCATCGCTCAGCTCGCCGAGGACGTGACCCGGCGCGAGGTCTACGCGTACCGGCCGGCGACACGGGACTGGCCGTACTCCGAACTGCGCACCGCCGACACCGATCCCGATCACACGTCGTACTCGGTGTGGGGCATGTATCAGCTCGCCCCGCAGCTCGCCTCGAACGCCGCCTACGTCATGATGCACACGCCGACCTTCACCCCGCCGCGCCCGACTGACGCCCTGGTCTACATGCGCCTCGCGTGGCTGCCGTCGGAGATCGCCGGTGTCGCGGTCGGACCCGCCAACCGCTGGTGCGTGATGGCGGATCCGTACTTCACGAACGTCGAGACGTACCTCGCCGGAAACACGAACCTGCTCCAGATCGCCCAGGTCGCACAGATGGCCGCGAAGACCGCTGACGTGTGCGCGCCGTTCGATACGACGCCGGTCGCCCGGAGATAAGGGGGGTGAACTTGAATGATCACTGAAGGCGTGGACTACTCGTTCTCGCGTCCCTCGCCTGCCTCTCTGGCCGCCGCGGGAAAGAAGTTCGCTGTCCGCTATGGCGGTCCCGGTTCCGATGGTAAGCACCTGCATGCCGGTGAGCTTGCTGCGCTACGTGGAGCCGGACTGGATGTGGTGGCAAACGCAGAGGGTACGGCCGGCGGCTACACCGGCGCTGCGGCCGGACGGTCCTGGGCGCAATCTGCAGAGTCCGCCTTCCGAGCGCTCGGCATGCCGGCGAACCGGCCGATCTACTTCTCGGTGGACTTCGATGCCGGGAGCAAGGACTGGCCGGGCATCGATGCAGCGCTACGTGCGAGCGCACAGGTGATCGGCGTGGAGCGTGTCGGGGTATACGGCTCCTATGACGTGATCGAGCATTGCGCGGTGACCGGACTGGCCCGGTGGTACTGGCAGACCTACGCATGGTCGGGTGACCGCGTGCACCCGGTCAACGATCTGTACCAGTACAAGAACGGCGTCACGATCGGTGGCGGAGATTGCGATCTTACCCGCGCGCTGGTCGGAGATTACGGCCAATGGGGATACCAGGAGGATGACGTGGCACTGACCAACGCAGACAAGCCGATCATCAAGGAAGCGATCAAGGATCTGTTCGCCGATGTGGCGACCGTCATCAATGACACCACAGCCGATGACGTGGCCGCCGCTCGGGTGTTCCGGAACAACCTCAACGCCACGATCGACTTCTCCGAGTCGGCCGGTCCGTTGATGACCGCGGTCAACGGACTGACCGCGCTGGTTGTTCAGCAAAGCGGCGCCAGTGCGCAGGAGGTAGCAGAGAAGCTCGCCCCACTGCTCGGCCCGCTGATCCAGATCCCAGCCGGCGCCTCAAAGCAGGATGTAGAAGAAGTGATCCGCGCAGTATTCGGCGGACTGAAGAACACCTAAGGGCTGATGTTCAACCTCCGGTTTCTGTCCCGGTCCCGCTTCGGTCGCCGCGGGTCGATCCTGCTCATCCTCGGCGTGTTCGACATGATCTTCGGATGGTCGATCAGCTCGCCGACCACCGAGCAGGCGACATCCGCGGCGACCGTGTGGCGCCAGCACTACCTCCCGCTCTGGGTGTGGGGCGGGGGATGGATCGTCGTGGGTATCTTCCTGATCTTTCAGGCGTTCCTACGCCACGATGCCCTCGGCTACTCGCTGGCGATCTGCCAAAAGGTCATCTGGGGACTCGTGGGGATCACGTCCTGGATGTTCGGGGGTGTTGATCGGGGCTGGGTATCGGGCATTGTCTGGCTCGTGTTCGCTACCATGATCGGCATCATCAGCGGGTGGTCAGAGCCTCCGCGGCGGCCGACGTCGACCGAGGAGATCACTCACGATCTGGGGCCGATGGGAACCGACCAGTGATCGCGGAGCTCGCCGCCTCAACGCCGACAAACCCCAGCACGACCACGATCTGGGCGGTCGGCGCGGTCAGCGCGATACTCACGGCGTTGGTCGGGATATTGAACTATCGGGTCAGCCGCAAGGCGCAGGCCGGAGAGCAGCGGATCTCGTTGTCCGAGGATCAACTGAACTGGACCAAACAGGCGATGGACGAAGCGCGATCCGCCAAGACCGAGGCGGGTGAGGCGACCCGGCAGGCCAAGGCCGCCGAGACCTCCGCTGCCGCTGCCGGCCGAGCAGCAGAGGCGGCGACCCGCCGCGCCGACGCCGCCGAGGAACGGCTCCAGTCGATGATCACGCTGATGGACGGCATGGTGAGCTGGACGGAGCGCGTGATCACTGCGGCGAACGATCCGCTGATCAGCGACGCCGAGGTGCGCCACCAGTACGTCAATGGCGGACCACCCGAGCTCACGCGGGCGCGGCTGCAACTACGGCGCCCGACCTGATGGACCGGCCGGTACGGGGTTCGTACCCACACCGGCCGGCTGAGAGAGAATAGAGAGATGACGATCAATCCGCAATCCGGGGACGTCGGGTTCTCCACCATCGCCGGCGCGGGTGGCGCGGTCCCGTACTGGGGTCAGGCGTTGCTCAAGGACGGGTGCCGGTTCGACCACGCGTTCTGGGTCGTGCATCCCGTCGACCATCCGGACTACCCCGACGGTCTGATCATCCAGGCCATGCCGCACGGCGCCGAGTACCAGCCGTTGCGTCCGCGTCTCGCTCCCGGTTTCGCCTACGCCTCGGTGCCGCTCACCGACGAGCAGCGCGCCGACGTGCCGCGGGTCGCGACCATGTTCATGACCGCCGGACCGCACGGCGGACCGATCGGATACTCGCTGCTCTCGTACCCGGTGCTCGCCTGCATCCAGTTCCACATTCCGGTGCCGCACGCCAAGGCGTTCATCGGCCGGCGAGGCAACCTGATGTGCTCGCAGCTCGTCGACCGCGGGCTGTTCTCGCTGAAGGGGTACGCCGGTCAGCCGGTCCCGTACAACCTGTTCGATGATGGGCGCTGGGTCGGCGACGTGACGCCGGGAGATCTTTACTACGCCCTGGACCTTCGGGTCATTCAGCCCGCGCCTGCCGCCGTGGACGGCGCGTAGTTAAGGAGACAGATCATGGCAAGCAAGTTCCCCGTAGCCAAGGACATCGCCGAACGCGTGATCGCGACGTTCGTCGTATCCGTGCTCGGTCTCGCCACCTCCGACGCGGTCGGCTGGCAGGACGTTCTCAAGCTGGACAACTGGAAGCTGTGGAGCGCGGCCGGGCTCGTCACGGCGTTCTCGCTGCTCAAGAACCTCATCACCTCGAAGATCGGCGGCAAGGGCGCCAGTGCCGTCCCGTCCGTCACGCTCGCGCCCGAGGACGAGGTCGCATCCGATTCGCTAAGGTAGATCTGACGCCAGTCAAGGAGAACGGCCCGCCCCTCGATGAGGTGGCGGGCCGTTTCGTTGTGCACTCAGTGCTTGTCCTTGCATCCCGCGCAGTGCAGACCGGTACAGGGGTGACCTTTCTTCACTGCGGCGAACAAGACGGCGCTGAGGCCGATCGCGCCAGCGAGCAGGTACGAGCCGTTGTCGGCGACCGCGGTGAACAGGCTGATCAACAGCGTCACGATGCCGCCGATGACGGCGAGCAGGGTGAGCGCGAGGGCGGCGTAACCGACGTGCCGGCGGTGGCGTTTCCACCACGTCGGAGTCAGGTCGCGAACCTCCTGCGCGGTCAGCGGGCGGGCCAGCCGGACCGTGATCGCCCAGCGACCGTCCTCGACGCGCCGCGGCTTGATTTCGCCGGGCGGCGTGAGCAGCCGGCCGAGTGCGCTCTGGCGCCGTAGCGCCTGGGTCAGTTCCAGGTCGGTGCCGACGATCGTGCGCACTTCAGGCACGTACCGCGCGGTCACCTCGTTCTGAGTCATCTCGTCTCCCTCTCTCGGTGTACGCCCACCAGAGTAGAGCAACGGCACGCGGCAACCGGTGACTCTGACGGGCGGGTGCCGTATCTTGTCGGAATGTCGGAATCGCGTCACGGCTACATCGGACCACGGCACCGCGTCCCATCGACCCTGCGGACCGTCTCACCGTCGCCGCTCTCTCGGTGACGTTCATCCTCACGACCGTCGTCGGTCAAGCTCAGGCCGTACGGCACTGACCCCGAACGCGCGGCAGCCCCGACCTGGATGGTCGGGGCTGCCGTCTTCTTATCGGTTGGCCCATAAGGCCCGGTAGATCAGATCTGAGCGAGCAGGAATCCGACCCAGGCGAGCCACAGCACGAGCACGATCGCGACCTTCGCAATCGCGACGCCCGGCATCGACGGGACGCGACCGGGGCGGTAGACGACGACCGTGCCGACCGCGAGCAAGGCGCCGGTGAACCAGATCCAGACCGGCACGCCCGAGTGGACCTGTGCGACCTCGGTCGTGACGGAGGGGCGGGACAGGGCGGCGTGAATGCGCGAGTAGAGCCACCAGGCGCCGAATCCCGCCGCACCGGCCAGCACGATCAGCGCGATGTGCGGCGCGAACTGGCTGACGACGTACGAGCCGTAATGGCGCTTCCCGAACTCGCGCGCCGCCTCCCGCCGTGCCAGCGAGTGCCACTCGTCGCCGCTGATCCGTCCCATGACCCCCACCTAGTCGATGACGAACTTCTCGGTGTCCCGGCCCGCCTTGCGTAGTTCGGTTTCCACCCGATCAAGGTAGCTGATCAGAGCGGCCAGGTTCTTTGCTGCCTCAGAGTACACACGGTCCAATTCAGCGACCCGGTCCTGAATCCCCGAGGACAGTTCCAGCGCCCGATCGTCCGAGACGCCACGTGCCCGCAGGAGATCCAGCAGACCCGCACCGAGGGGGACGCGCAGACGGGAGTAGCGGTCGGCCGCTCGTACCGTGTTCGTACGCCGGTCGGCCGCTTCCTGCCTAAGGTCGCTGAGCTTCACTGTCGCCATGCCTGCCCCTAGTCGATGATGAAGTGCTCTTGGAACGTGCCGGCCGTGACGGCGGCGTGCTGTGCCTCGTCGATCGCGCCCTCGAGCGCGCCGAGGAACGTGCTCACGGTGTCGTATCCGCGGACGATCTCCTTGAGTGCCGCCTCGATGTCGTTACTCAGCACGCCGGCCCGACTCGGGCTGACGCCGCGATCGACGAGTGCCTTTCTGATCCGAGGCGGAATGACGGAGACGAGAGCGGCGTATTCGTCAAATATTCCGCTCGCCGAACGGCGGCGAACAGGAATCGCCTCGCGCAATTCCCGCAGGCTCTTCGGCGCACCCATCAGTGCAGCACCACGTCGCCGGACTGATTACCGGATCGCTGAAGGTGTTTGTTGTACGAGGTGCGGACGTTGTCGAGGGCATCAATGACCCGCTGTCCGGCGGCAGCGGTCGCGTCGAGGGTCTCGGCGAGGTTACGCAGGTGTCCTTGGAGCTCTTCGACAAGGCGCTCCGACTCGGACACGCTCATGGCGCTCGTCTGCAACTGCGCGCCGAGCGTGTCGCCGACGAAGGTCGCCATCGACCGCAAGTCGCCCGACGCGGGGAGCGCGGTGTGGCAGATCATGCGGACGTCATTGCGGATGGTGGAGAGTTTGCGGGGTCGGGTGTTCACGGTGTCGGGCATGGTTGCGGTCTCCTACTTGTCGATGTCGAACGCGGCGGGACTTGCGGTGCTCCTGCGGTTGACGAACTGGTCGTTATAGGTGATGTAGGTGGCGGTCAGCGCCTTGGCGGTGGCGATGTTGCACGCCGAGACGTGAGCGAGCTTCCGGCACACCATCCATGCCGCGATCTTCAGGTCGGGGCGCATCCAGCCGGGCAGGTTCTTGCCTTTGGCGTTCGGCAGCGCCACCTTGAGCACGGCTGCGACCTCCTGCCACTGGGTGGCCATCAGCTCGTGGTGCTTACGCAGTTCGGTGACCAGGTTGTAGAACTCGCTGGAATTCTTCGGCGGTTTGATCGCCGAGTGGCCGTCAGCCATGAGTTTTCGTCTCCCTCTCGGGTCGGTGTCAGATATACGGACGGTTACTGTCAGGCGGGGTGTCAGACAGGTGTCAGATCAGGTGTCAGGACGGGTGTCAGATACATGGACGGGGTGTCAGCCCCTATAGACATACAGAGCGCTGACACCCGTCCTTCCGTCGTCAGGTGTCAGATGGGGGTTGATCACTCGTCGTCACCGTCCGGGATCCGCCGCAGGCGGTACTTGCCCGCCTTCAGCCCGAGGTCGTCGGCGCGCTCCAGGGACAGACTCGGCGGCGGCGTGCGCTGCCCGCCGGCCAGTGCCTTCAGCTCACCGGAGAACCACGGGCGGCTCTTGAACTTGTACGGACCGTAGATGTCCGAGACCTGGATGATGACCGTGTTGCCGTTCGGGTCGGCCGGGTCGCGCAGATCCTCCCGCTCGATCAGCTTCCGAAGCACGTCGTGGAGGGCGAGGATCGCCACCTCCCGGCTCGGGGCGTCCGGGCGGTCCTCCTCGAACGACGTGTCGTCGCCGGCCGGCGGCTCCGGAAGCGGCCGGCTCAGGTCGACCGACTCGTCCGTCGTGCCGTCGTCGTTGCGGGGGTAGAGCTCGACGCCCTCAACCTCGCGGACACCGCGAACCTCGTCGTCGAACTGAACCTCGAACTGCATCCGGTCTGCGGTCTCGTCGTCCGCAGGTTCGGTTGCGGTGAACGTGGGCACAGTTGCGGGCTCTTTGCGGAACACGTGCTCCTCCGTTTGCGGGGTCAGATTGCGGTCGCTTGCGGTCATGTTTGCGGACGGAGTTGCGGGAGCCTGACCGTCGAGCAGCTCGTTGCGGATCCGGTTCGTGTTCTTGACCAACAGGTCCCATCGGTTGCTCGGCATGCCCGGCATGCCGGTCGACTTGGCCGAGCCGCGATCGAGCTTCGCCATCTGCGGTGCATTCTCGAGGTTGCGGCGCAACATTTCGTTCTGCAATTGGTCGGGATTCTCACCGCTCATCGTCCGAGCGGTTTTCGCCTTACGCGCCTGAGGCGTGCCGGGACCGACGAAATAGTGATAGCCGGGCTTTTCCTGCTTCCAGTATTCGGGGTGCGCACCGGCCCTGATCACGTCGTCGGTCAGAGCGAATCCCGCCGACACCTCGTCGCCACAGCCGAAACACCACCACGCGCCAACGTTGAACCGCAGGCCCGTCGGCATGAACTCGGCCGAGGCGCGCTGTAGCGACCAGCCCGCGATGATGCCGGTCGACAGGCCCTTGCTCGCTACGTACGTTGCGATCTCGCCCGCGCGCTCGAGGATCGAGTCCGCCTCGCCGACGTGGACGATCAGGGCGGGCATCGGCTCCATCTGCTGCACCGTGCCGTCCGCCATACGCCGGACCGGCGGCGACGAGAAGCACGACGGATCCCACGCCGACTTGCCGAACCGGGCGAGCGTGCCCTGCCGGTAGGTGATGATCGTCTTGACCATCTCCAGCGCGGCCCGGTACTCGCCGACGCCCTGATCGGAGGCGTCCTCGGCGAGGATCGCCGCCTCGACACCGGGAATGATCGGCCGGATGTCCTGCAGGCCCTTCGCCTGGTTCAGATACAGGATCACCACGTCGCGGCGGCTGATGACCTCGGTCATCATCTCGTTCTCGCCGACGGTCTTACCGGTGCGGGTCATGCCCATGAAGCCGTAACCGGTAGGCGGGAACTCGCCGGCGGGGTGACCCGCCAGGTAGCACCAGACCGGGTTCCCGTCCTGATAGATCGAGAACGTGATCGGGTCCTGAATCGACCCGCCGACGTTACTGAGCGGACCGTAGGGCAGGCGGTACTTCAGCTCATCGCGGTGCTGGATGGTGAACACCGACCGGTTCGCCGCGTCGGTCGGGTTCGCGTCGGACAGGCCGGCGGGTGCGCCGGCCAGCGACTCGAACGCCCCGACGGCACCCGCGAGCTTGTCGAACGTGTCGCCCGGCGCGTGCTTCGCCTCGACGACCGTACGGATCGGCTCGCCGGTCTTCGGGTCGGTGACCTTCTCCTTGACCTTGAAACCCCAGCCGCCGAGGCCGAGCTTCTCGAGGACCGTGTCCTCCTTCTGCTCGGGCGCGCGCGGGTCCTGCCGGGTGACGTTGAGACGGGTCAGCGTCCACAGACCGGCGACGAACCAGCCGACCATCACGAACGCGAACGACCACCAGCGGTGCGGACCGACGCCGACGCTGATCGCGAACAGCCAGACGATCGCCGACGACGACGCGGTGAGCATCACCCGCAGCGGTGTCTTGCGGTGCTCGGCGATGTGCCAGGCGGCGTAACCCATTATGAGCGCACCGACGGAGATCAGGGCGATCGTCACGGTCAGCGCGGCGAGGTTGCCCGGTACGACCCAGGCGTGCGAGCCCACGTGCCAGTTGATCCCGAACGTGTAGGCGTGGATCAGCCACGAGGTGAGCAGACCGGCGAACGGCGCCAGGAACAGACCGAGGAACAGGATCGGCTGGTCGCGCAACCGCCGCGCGCCGCGGTCGCCGCGCTCGGTGCGCTCGGGGCTGCGGGTGTGGGACCTAGTCGCGGCCATCGCCGTCCACCTCTCGGGGCTGAAGGGTGCCGTCCAGCAGGCCGCGGACGACCGACGTGCGGATGCGCTGCTCGCGCCCGCCGAGCGTTTTGATGACGCCCGGCAGGCCGTCGGGCGTATCGGGAAAACGGCCGGCAGCCGCCCACCGGTTCACGGTGGACGTCTCGACCCGCATGAGCTCGGCGACCTCTCGGGCCGTCAGCAGCGGGTCGCCGCCCAGAGCGGCATCGGTGAAGCGGCTCATGGCTCAGCCCCGGCGCTTCCGCGAACGGGCGTCGGCGCCAGCCTCGGAGGCGTCGCGCAACGACCGGCTGAGTCGCCAGATCTCGTCCATTGCGATCTCGGCCTGCACGCCGGCGGGCGTGTCGCCGTTGACCAGGGACAGGATCGCGCCACGCTGGCTGTCCTGAACGATCAGCGCGGTTCCGTCACTGATCCGCATCGTCGCCGTATAGGCGGGGTTGTACGGCTCGGGCTCATCGGGGGCGAATCCGCCGAGGTCCATCGTCAGCACGCCGTGGTCGGGCATGTCGTCGGTGCCGACCTGTGAGGTCTCGCCCGTGACGGGGTTGATCAGGTCGACCGGTTCCTGTGCGCTGTCGGCCGCGCTCGCCGTGTCGTCTGTCATGCGCCGAGTATGGCATAGGTACCCCCGAACGCCCCGCACGCGCCATGATCGGTCGTGTCCGATTCCGACACACGAAAGAGCCCCGCCGTAGCGGGGCTCGGTTCGGGTCGGTCAGGCGGGCAGGATGCCCTTGTGCGCGTTGCGCACCCGCATCGCCTTGGCGGGGTGGTTCGCCATCAGGACGAAGCCGTGGATCCGCTCGTCGCGCGCCGTGCCCCGCAGAGCGTCGATCGCAGTGCCGGCCGCGCCCGTGATCAGTGCGGCGTTGCCGTGTCCGTCGTGGGTCGCGCAGTCGCAGGTGACCTTGATCGCGGACCGTCCGTCGTGAGTGACCTGCTCGGTGTGCGTCATGTGAATGCCCTTCTCAGATTCGGCAGAACTGCTTGACATTGCCGACCCCGACCTGATCGATGAAGCGGTTCGCGCCCATGTCCAGCCAGAGACCGCCGGTCACGGTCACGACGGCGTCGGTGGAGAAGGTGGCGATCGGCTCGTCGGTGTCGGCGTCCGCGAACGCGATCACGTCGCCCTCGCGAAGCTCCACCCAGTACAGGTGACCGTCGGCGCTCTCGATCACGGTCCGGTCGATGATCTGCGTTTCGCTCATGAGTCAACTGTACCCCCACACCCCCCATCTGCGCAAGTAACTTGCATGAGATCGTGCGTGGGGGTACACTAAGAGCATGAACACGGAGATGACCCAGACGATGGCAGACATCATCAAGGGCGAGTGCGTGACCCTGAACGCCGCCGAGTTCCGCGCCGCGCGCAGGGCCTGCATCGAAGCGCGCTACATCAACAACTGCGACGTCCCCACGCCGGCCGGCATCGCCGCCCGCGACGCCGCCATCGAGGACGGCATCGTCGAAGACTGACCTTCACTCCTCTCGCCGCCGTCTCACATACGCTTCCGCAGCGGCGCGCGTCTCTTCCCGCGTCAGTCGGCGCGTATGCAGGGGACCGAAGAGCGTTTCGTACAAGACCTCGGTCTCATCGTGCTCAAGGTTCCATGCCCTGCGTACTTGCATGCGGTCATAGGCGATGACTTCCTGCCAGGTCCCGCCGACCTCAGGTTGAGCGGCCAGCCGCCGCTCGTGCATCTGGCGGTGAACGGCGAGCGCCGGATCCTCTTTCTCGATCTCGAGCTCGCCCCAGGTGTTCAGCGTGCCGTCGTCGTCGACCAGCCACAGGCGGTACTCGCGGGCGAGCTGGTAGGTCGGATCGGGTCGCGGCTCGACCGGTGACGGCTTGTGCGAAGTGAGCAGGTCCAGGATCAAGGCGGACACGGCGCCGAGCAGGGCGAGCGACCCGGCGCCGTCCACTATCCAGAGGACGACGTTCAGCACGGTCACCTCATCAGCTTCCGGAACGAGCGGTGGACGGACCAGAGCACGCGCCACGCGAGCAGGACACCGATCGCGGGCGCCACTGTCCACGGTACGGCGGGCCAGGGCAGATGCATCGCGACGATCAGGCGCGCGGCGAGCGTGGTGAAGACCGCGGCGAGGATCAGGAACGCGACGAAGCGGACCGGCATCCGGCGGCGCCGCTTACGCCGGCCAGCGGGCACGACCTTTCGGTTCGGGCTCCCGAGCGGCTGCGGTTGATGCAGCGGCGGACGGACCGGGCGCACGTCGTTGTGGGTCGTGCGCAGCCGGTCGATCCACGCCGCCTCGGCGCGGCGCAGGGCGCGGTCGTTCTCGCCGGCGTCGCCCGTGTCGTACACGCGCTCCAGGCACCGGTAACCGGCACGACCCGGCAGGATGCGCGCTTTCCACGGGTCGCGGGCGACGCTCTCCGGCGACGTGTGCCCGCCCGCGCCATGCACGCGCTGGTGGATCGTGCGTTCGGTCATCCCGACGTACGGGTGCTCGCCGTCCTGCGGGTCACCCGTGATCAGCTCGTACACGTACCCGTAGACCTTGCGGCGGGCCGGTGCCGGCCGCAATGCGACCGGCTCTGCGTACCCGTCCTCGGCGCCGCGGCCGTCATCCCAGATGCCCATCCCGAACGTCATGACCCCATCTCCACCAGGTCGGCGATCGCGGTCGTCAGCTTGTCGCGCAGCTCGAGCAGCGCCTCGAGCGCGGCGTCGGGGTCGGGGCTGATGCGGCTGATCCGCGAGTCGGCGGCCGCGACCTTGACCATTCGGCTCGCGCGGCGGACGATGTCCCGCCGCTTGGCCTGGTAGCGCAGTTCGGGCGTGAGCTGAACCAGGACGTTCTCCGGTGCGCCGAGCATGGTCAGGCTCGGCACTCGGAAGGTGATCCGACCGGACTCGCTCTCGACGCTGACCTGGACATCGGAAACGCGCCGCACCTTGACGATCTCAATGCCGCCACCGATCCACCGGATCGCGACCTCGTTGCCGTTGTAAAGCCATTCGCGCGTGTGTGCGGGAAGCATGATCTCTCTCGCTCTCTCGGGTCAGCGGTGACGGATGATGTTGATGACGGCCAGGATCGCCCCGAGCGTGCCCAGGGCGATCGCCACGACGGGGAAGCTCATCGGGTGCCTGCCATGAAGGCGTATGCCTCGGCGCTCTTGTCGATGCTGACGACTGCGGCGTTCAGATAGCCGATCGCCTTGCCGTACTCGCCGCCCTTGCGAAAGTTGATCGCCTTGATGTAGATGCCCTCGGCGAGCTCGCGCGCCCTGCGGGGGAGGTCGTTTGCGGCGGCGACCTCGGTGATGTGCGCCAGCGTCCGCTCCTGCTCCATCTCGAGCGCATCCTCGTGGTCCATGTCGATGTGGTCGCGGATCATCTGGACCTTCTCGCGGCCCTCGGCGAGCGCCTCGCGCAGGCTGTACTCCTCGCCCCAGTAGGCGAGGGAGCCGTCACGCTGGCGGGAGAAGAACGTGAAACCGTCGCAGTCGCGGTGGATCTCGAGGCCGGTCTCGGCGTTGCGCCGGACGTTCGTGCCCTTGACGACCTGGAAGGTGATCGGCTTGTTCATCGTGTCCTGCTCTCTCTCGGTGATACGACTACTGTACCCCCACCCTACCCGTCTGCGCAAGTAGCTTGCATAACTTAGGGGGTGGGGGTACAGTAGAGCTATGACCGAGACCCAGCGCATCAGCGACGCACAGACCGGGCGCGGCAGGATCAAGTACGAGTGCGACGAGTGCGGCGCCGGATATGCGACCCGCGACGAACTCGAGCGTCACGAGCTCAGGACCGACCACGACGTCAACTCGCAGAACGGATGACAGGCATGAGCAACCTCGCGGACACCGACACCATCGACATTGAGAAGAACGAGTACGGCGACGTCACGATCGTCGTCAACGAAAGCCAGGCTCAGTTGCTCTGCGACTTCCTGGACATCACCGCAGGCATCGTCGAGATGGGCGACCCTGAGGACAGCGCGGCGACCGAAGACATGATCTCTCGGATGCGGACGGCCCTGCGCAAGGTCTATCCGTACTGAGCTACCGCACGAAGCAGCCCCCGACCTTGCTCAGGTCGGGGGCTGCTCTGTGTCTGTCAGTTCGCGTCGGCGAACCGGTGACCGTTGACCGGTAGCGACTTGCGCGCCTCGGCGGCGATCGCCTCGGCGGTGCGGACCTTGAGTGGCGGCGTATAGAGCGCGGCGAGCTCGGCGGTGGTCATGCCGCGCGGGCGCTCGGCACCGATGGACGCCTGCAACCGGGCAGCGGCGTCGGCACGCAGGGCCGCGCCACGTAACGTGCGGCCGGCGCGGATGTGGACGCCCTGCGGAAGCGGGGTGCCCTCGGTCGGGGCGGGCTCGGGCTCGGGCTCGGGCTCGGGTGTCGGTGCGGGAACACGGGCGGGCGGTGCGGGCTGCTCGGGCATCGTCGGGTGCGACTCGGGCGCGGGCTGGTCGGCCGGCGGCACCGGTTCGTCACCCATCAGCCGGGCGGCGCGCTGCAGGCGCAGGTCCGACTCGGTCACGATCGCGTCATCGGCGAGCAGGCCCAGGCGGGCGATCCGGCGCGAGCGACCGGTCACGTCACCGAGCCAGGTCCAGCCGTAGCGCTGACGGAAACGCAGCGCGGTCAGCTTGGCGGTCAGCCGGTCTCGGTCGATCGTGACCGCGTCCTTGGCGCCGGGCTCGAGCAGCCCGAGCGCGAGACCGAGGCGGCGCGGCGTCCATTTCCACGAGGTGCTCAGCTTGTCGGCAGGGTCGTCGTCGGCGACGAGCTCAATCCACCAGTTGCCGGCGACCAACAACGGGACGGCGAGCCGCAACGGCGCCTGCCCGGCACCTTCGGCGAGAGCGACGATCACGCCCATCACGACCGCGGTCAGCCACACGAATCGGACCGGGCGCGCTCGGCGTACCCGGTCGGTGCGGTAGCGGGCGGCGCGCAGCATGTTGCCGACCATGAACGACTCGAAGAGCAGGAACAGCACGGCGGCCAGGATCGGCGCCACACTGTAGTGGTGCACGGCGGTGTCCCACATGCCCTGCGCCGACCAGCCGAGACCGATCAGGGTGGCGACCAGCGTCACCCGTGCATCGGGGCGACCACCGCGGGCGAACCGGATCAGACGCCACCCGATGACGATGGCGAGGGCGGTCGGTACGACCAGCAGCCACAGCCGAGTAGGGTCGTCGCCGAACCATCCGGTGACGGTGTCAGGAATCTCTGAGGTGCTCACGGTATGGTTCTCTCATCTCTCTCGGGATCGATGAGGGGCGGAACCTCCACGGGTCCGCCCCTCCGTCGTGTGCGGGCTAGTCGAACTGCGATCCGTTGTCGTCATCCTCGTCGGACGGATCCAGAGACGTGTCGCTTGCCGGGCCGTCGTCCCTGGCATCTTGCTCGGGCACCGTGCTGGTGTGGACGCCGGTGCCGTGGCGCAGGAGATCGGAACCCGCCTGGTCGCCGGCCGCGTTCAGGATCGCGGACGCCTCGGCGATGCGCGCGCCGGCCGGGAAGATGAACCCGATGAAGCGGCTGCCCATCGACGCGGACACCGCGCCCTGCTCGCCGGCGAATCTCAGCACGAGCGTGCCGTGAGAGCGGACCGTGCCGAACGCGGCGAGGCGGTACGGGCTGAACGTGATCGTGTCGATCGTGTCGTCCAGCGCGTGCCACTCGTCGTACATCCCCTCGAATGCCTTGCGTACGTCGGGGAACTTGGCGGTCACGTCGTGGTCGACGGCGACGGTCACGAGGGCGGCAGGCTTGCCGAAGTCGCCGGCACGCTCCACCGTCAGCTTGCCGCCGGTCGGTGAGATCTTCACCGAGAGCGGGAGCCACCAGAGCTTGTTCGCGACCTTGAACGTCTTGACGATGTCCTTCACGTCGTCGAGCGACACGAACGCCTTCCAGGCGGGGTCGTCGCCGCCCCAGTTGGGACGGATCGTGTCGTTCTCGTCGATCTCCGTCGTACCTTCCAGACCCTCGCCCGGCGTCCAGGTCGAACGGCCGGCGGACAGCACGTCGTAGGCGCTGGCGTGCAGGGCGTCGCCGTCCCACTCGATCAGCACACCGTGGCGCGGGTCGTCCTTGACGACCGGAACGAATCCGAGCACGTCGGTCAGCAGACCGATCAGCTCACTCGTAGGAATGGTCAGCATTGCGTCTCCCTCGGTCGATACTTCGGCGGCTCCCGGAACCGTTCCGGGACGTCCGCTCCCCGATGCCGAGACCACATGCCGAGGGAGATACACCTCTCCTCGGCGGTCTTGACACGGGTGATCATGGCGTCCGGCATACCGTTCGCGTACTGCTCGGGCGTGCGGTAACCGAGCGCGGTCAGCACCTGGAACCACAGGCGCACGTCATCCGAGGCGGCGATGTACTCCCGCGCGGCAAGCTGCCGCTTACGCTGGCATCCGTCACAGATGCCGGCCGCCATCTGCCGTTCGATCTCGGCGCGCACCGCTGCGATTCTGGAGTTCGCCCACTCGCCCTCGAGCCAGGTACGGCAAATACGGCACGAGCCTGACGACTTAAGGCGGTTCATGTAAACCTCTCAGCGAAGGCTGTAGTCGCGGGCGTACTGGTTGATCACGGTCTTAGCGAGATGAAGCAGGTCGCGACGTTCCTCGTTCTCTTCGAGCAGCCAGTCGGTGACGACGGTCGCCCGCAGAGAAACCGCCTCATCGGTGGACAGCTTGAGCGTCCGGCAGATTTCCATGATCGTCAGGTGTGAGGGGCGCACCCTGTCCCGATCTTCGGAAACCGAGAGGATGGCAAGTCGGGCGACCTCTGTCTTCGTCATGCCCCTACTGTACCCCCACGTGGCGGATCACGCAAGTAGCTTGCATGGAAAGAGCCGAGCCGGACCGGCACGCTCCCTGATCCGACCCGGCTCTCGTCGGGTCACGGCGCGGGCAGGACAGGCTCCCCGGAATTGCAGTTCCGGATCGGCCGCCTTGCGGTGGATATGAGTGCGGAAAACACCGACGACCCGCGCCTTGAAGTATGGAGTTAGTGCCCCGTAACCGGTCACGCACCGGGACCACGCGCGTCGGACGCTGGCTCACGCCGCCCATGTGGACGTTCGCCGCTGACCTGGAAAGCTCAGACGTACGGAATGCCCTGCTTGCTGATCGCGTCGAGGAACGCACCGCGCGCGATCGCGCCGTCGTTCTTACCGGTGTCCTGCGGGATGCCGAGCGTTACCGCCCACTGGCGGACCGACTCACCGCTGAAGCGTTCACCGGTCGCGGTCGCGATGTCGTCGGCGATGTCCGACCAGCGGTGCCAGCGGTCGCCCGGCACACGCCGACTGGCGATGAACCGGTCCAGCGGACCGGCGTCGCCGAGGGCGCGGGAGAGCAGTCGCATCAGCGTCGTACCGCGGTGGGCGCCGGTCACGAGCGTGTCGCGCCCGGTCGTCTGGATCCGGATGTCTGTCATGTCCTCAGCATGCACTCGCCGACCCGATTGTGCAAGTAGCTTGTCACAAGCCGCTTGCACGTGAGGCCCCGTGGGGGTACAGTTGACCTCAGCACAACGAGAGAGAAACCGAGGTCAGCATGAGCGAGAACATGATCGGCTGGGATAACGAGGCCGAGGTCATGACCCCCGACGACCAGGTGACGATGTTCCGCCCGATGGGCGAGGTGTACGAGACCGTGACCTTCTCGCGGTACGACGCCGAGCACTGGGTCATCGCCGCCTACCCGCGAGTGCAGATGCGCGAGGGCGGCGAGTTCGTCGGCACGACCCTCGAGTTCCCCATCCCGCGCGGCACCGACCCCTCCGTGTTCATGGCGGCTCGCATCGCGACGTTCGAGGGAGTCGGCTGGAAGATCGCCGACCCCGCCGCGATCCACCTGATCCCGCGCGTCGCCGAACCGTGGGAGATCGTGGACCCGACCGACCGCCCCTGCCCGTTCTGATGATCGCCTACGATTCCGACCCGTTCTGGATCCGGCTGCTCGCCTGCGTGGTGCGGCAGCCGATCCGGATGGGTCGCCGACCCGAGAGTGAGAGACGATGACTGAGATCGGGGAAATGATCACGCCGCGCGGGCGGCTCGTGCTGCCCGCTGCGGCGGCGCGTGCCGACTGGCTTCAGGCTCGGCGGATGCGTCCGACCGTGCCCGGCCTGTTCTGCATCGGGTCGTCCGACGTGCCGTCCATCCTGGATCTGGATGGGGTCGACACGCCGGTCCACGTCTACAAGGCGAAGGTCGAGGGATACCAGACGCCACAGAACGAGGCGATGACCTGGGGGCACCTACTCGAAGACCCGATCGCATCCGAGTGGTGCCGCCGCAACCGGACGGTCATCGACGAGATCGGGCTCGTGTCGCACGCGGCGGCGCCGTGGCACCAGTCCACGATCGACCGGCGGGTTCGGGAATGCCCCGTCTACAAGGACACCGCCGAGGGCGAGTGCCTGCTCGAGGTCAAGAACGTCGGGTTCGCCTCAGCGTCACGCTGGCACGCCGACATCCCCGACCGGATCCTCGCGCAGATCCTCCACCAGCTCTACGTCACCGGATACGCCCACGCGCACTATGCCTGCCTGATCGGCGGGAACGTGATGAAGCAGGGGATCGTCTACGCCGACCGCGAGGCCGACCTCATGGCGTTCATCGTCGGCGAGGTCGACAAGTTCCGGGCCCAGCACCTGATCCCGCGTCGCGAGCCCGCCTGGGACGTCGCCGGCAAGGCCGCCAAGCTGCTCGAGATGGACGCGATCATGTATCCGGATCGGGTCGGCGAGATCGGCATCGACGACATCGGCGACGTGATGGACTACGCGCTCAAGTCGCGCGCGGCCGGCGACGCCAAGAAGGAATTGGAGGAGGCGCGGGCGCGGCTCGCGCAACTCGCTGCCGGCCGGCAGCTCGTGCTGTTCTCCGACAATCCCGCCTACCGCTACGTTCCGACCTCGCGCACGCACGTCGACCTCGACAAGCTGCGCGAGAGGTACCCCGACGCGTACGCCGACCCCGAGGTCGTCGAGCAGCGCACGGGTCACACGATCTACATCGACAAGGCGTACAAGGTGCCGCCGCGAAAGAAGGAGTCATGACCGCGATCGTCAGTGGCGGGATCCGAATTCGCAGCGGTGGTCATGAGGGTGTGAGCACGCACGGGATGTGTGGCACCAAGATCTATTACATCTGGTGCGACATGGTCTATCGATGCACCCGACCGAAGCACGCTCGCTATGCCGACTACGGCGGACGGGGAATCACGGTCTGCGAACGCTGGCGCGAGTTCGCCAATTTCTACGCCGACATGGGCGAGCGACCAGAGGGGCGCAGTCTGGATCGTCGCGACAACGACGCGGGCTACTCGCCCGAGAACTGTCGCTGGGCGACCAGCGAGGAGCAGGCCGAGAATCGACGGCCGTACCGTCGCGACAAGACGAAATGCCGTCATGGAGTAGATCGACAGGTCCCTACCAGATGCCGGATATGTAAGCGTGACGCAGACCTGAGGCGAGAGAGGCGGCAAGCCCGATGACGGCTAAATGGTGGACCGGTAGTGCGGTGGGGCTGGATTTCGAGAGTGACGACAAGGACCCCGAGAACGCGCGGATCATCTCGGCGAACGTGACCACGATCCGAGGGAAGGAGTGCGCGCCGGTGGACGTCATGCTGCAACCCGAACGGGACATCCCCGAGGAGGCGGCCGCGATCCACGGGATCAGCACCGAGCGGGCGCGCGCCGAGGGGATCAGCCGGGAGACCGGCGTCAAGCTGATCGTTTCGCTGCTCACCGGAGCGTCGATCGACGCGCCCGTGATCGGGCACAACGTCGGCAACTACGACCTGACCGTGCTCGACCGGGAGATGAGGCGGCTCGGGATCGGATCGCTCGGGCTCGAACAGAGCGAGTTCTCGCTGATCGGTCTGGTCAACCTGCGTGAGGATGGGCGCACGGTCGCGACGTTCCCCGTGATCGACACGCTCGTGCTCGACAAGATGGTCGACAGGTTCCGGCCCGGTAAGCGCAAGCTCGAGGTCACCGCAGCGCACTACGGGGTGAAGCTCGGCGACGCCGGTGCGCACGACGCGGGCGCCGACGTACTCGCGGCGCTGCGGATCGCGTGGCGGATCGCCCAGCGGTGCGACGAGCCGTCGGCCACGCTGTTCGAGCGCTACCGCAAGCGTCACAAGCCCGAGGAGGTCGTGCGCGCGTTCTACGCCCTGCGCGAGCTGGACGCGCATAACCTGCACCTACGGCTGACCAAAGTCGCCGCCGAGCAGGCCGAAAGTCTGCGCGAGCACTTCACCCGCAACCCCGACAAGGGCGACCCAGCGACCGTGTCCGGCGCCTACCCGTTCCGCCCGTTCATCTGATCCGAGAGAGAAGGAATCATGACAGACCTCCGTGCGCGAGCCGCGCAGGCGATGACGGTCACCGAGGAATACGTGAAGGACGTTCAGAACATCACCGACGGGACAGCGCCGATTACGGTGCCGGCCGACGTCGACACGTCGGGGATCCCCGCCGACATGGACGTGTCGGTGTTCGTGGCCTGGTCGCGGGTGATGGCCGAGGTTCAGTTCATCGGGAAGAACGGGCGCAAGACCGGCGCGGGCGGAACGTACGACTTCCGCGGTATCGACGCGGTACTCAACGCGGTCGGACCGGCGCTGCGCAAGCACGCGGTCACGGTCGTGCAGACCGGCGCCGATACGACGTACGAGGCCATCAGGACCAGCGGCGGGTCGGCGATGCGGCTCTGCGTCGCCCGCGTGCAGTACGTCGTCTACGGACCGAAGGGTGACAGCTTCCCGATGGTCAGCGTGGGCGAGGCGTTCGACTCGGGTGACAAGTCCACAGTCAAGGCGATGAGCGTTGCACTGCGAACGCTTTACATCAACTCGCTAGCCATCCCAACGAATCAGCCGCAGATGGACCCCGAGTACGGCACTCAGCACGAGATCGCGACGCCGGCCGCGCCGACGGCAGAGGAGTACGCCGACGAGATCGTGCGCGAGCGCACCAGCCTGGACCGGCTGATCCGCATCCGGCGCGAGCTGACCGCGCACCCGGACATCGCCGAGACCGTCGTGACCACGGTGACCGGCGAGGAGATCAAGCTGATCGACCTGCTCACCCGCATCGGTCGCGAGCGCCAGGCCGCAGCGGCACCGAAGGCATGAACGGCTGGTGGTCCATCGCCGCGCTCGCGCTGCTCGGCGCGGGCGTGGTCGCGGCGGTGGTCACCTTCGAGCACCCGATACGACGAGAACCGAGGAGACGATGACCATGCCGGGACCGGACGACGAGACCGCCGAGAAGATCACGCGCGCCTACGTGGACGCCTACCTGAAGAATCGGCAACGGGACGTACAGAGCCGCGAGGGGCGCGAGCTGATCGATCGAGGCAACCGCGATGATCTGCTGGTGTTCGGCAGGCTCGCCGGCGAGCACGTCAAGACCGGATGCACAGCTGAGCCGCTGTGTCCCGGCCGGGACGTGATGGACCTGATCCAGATGCGCAGGCTGACCGCTCGGAGCTACCTGGACACACTGGCGCTGACCGCGATCATCGTGCTCGCCGAGCAGCGCACCGAGATTGAGGAACTCTCGGCGCAGGTGATGCGATTGGAGATGGAGCTGCACGACGCCCACGGTCGGCTCGCCGACGCGGACGGGCACACCGATGTCTGACCGCGGTACGGTTCCGCTGATCGTCGATCTCGATCGGCTCGAGGCTGCGTCGCTGGACGGTCGGGCGTTCAGTAACGGCACCGAGTGGGACATGTGGTCGGCACGCTGGTGCGGGACCTGTCGGCACGCGGACGAGGAGGCCGAAGTCTACTGCCCGCTCGCCGACCTCGCCCTGATCAGTGAGCAGACGCCGGCCGAGTGGGGCGAGAACTCGCTGAACCGGCGCTGTACGCAGTACGACCCACGCGACCCTGAGCGCGACGCCCGCACCGCCTGACCAATTCGCACGACAGCCCCCGATCTTCACGGTCGGGGGCTGTTGTCGTGTGGGGGTACAGCGCGCTATAGTGGGGGTACATCCATTGCATGAGAGAGGTGACCACATGGCTACGACCAGGGGCACGCCCAAACAGAACTGGCGCTATCCCACCGACCGCTGGCAGAAGGCGGCCGAGAAGTGCGACCGGCTCGGCATCGACCGGTCGACGTACCTGACCGCGATGCTCGACCTCCTGCTCGAAGAGACCGACGAGCAGACCAGCGAGCGGCTCAGCCTGCCGGTCGAGACGGCCGCGTGATGCGCAACCGCTACTACTTCGCGAGCGCATACCTGCGCCACGCCGAGATGACGCAGAACGCCGACGTACTCGAGGCGGCGGGCTGCGGTGAGGTCGTGTCGTCCTGGCACCGCGAGGTCACACCCGGACTCGACAACAGCTTTACGTCCGACTACATCGCGGCGCATCCCGCCGAGGTCTGGGCGCACGGCGCTCGGGACATCTCCGACCTCGGTACCGCAGACGCGATCGTGTCGTTCACCGGGCAGGGCGGTCGTGGCGGTCGACACGTCGAGCACGGCGTCGCCTTGATGCACGCTGATTTCCGGGCTTCGCTCAGTGACGCCCCGATGCGCCTGATCGTCGTCGGACCGCGCGAGCACGTGTTCCACTGTCACCCTGACATCGAGGTCTATCCCGACTTCAAGACGTTCTTGCAGCACGAGATCGCCGAGCGGCTGATGCGGGTCGAGTCATGACTGAGCCGTACTGGCGTGACGGCGACAACATGCTGCTGTTCCACGGAGACTCGCTCGAGGTCCTGCGTGCTATGGCTGAGGCTTCCATCGACGCCGTTGTGTGTGACCCTCCATATGGGCTCGAGTTCATGGGTCGCGAGTGGGACACATTCGGGCGCGGCGAAGCTAGATCTAACGCAACAGCGGGGATGAGCGCCGCTGGCTATTCCGATGGAGCGCGCCGAATCGAGGCTCCCACCTTCCTTGGCGGAGTGAACCCTCGATGCAAGTCCTGTGGTCACTCGCAGCGCGGCGGGTCGCCGTGCCGATGCGCGAATCCCGATTTCACTGATGAGCGCGGCCCCCGACTCCGCGCCTTTCAAGCATGGACCGAGGACTGGGCACGTGAATGCTGGCGTGTTCTCAAGCCTGGCGGGCACCTGCTCGCCTTCGGCGGTACCCGTACCTGGCATCGGCTGACCTGTGGGATCGAGGATGCCGGGTTCGAGATCCGCGACACGATCACTTGGATGTACGGCTCGGGCTTCCCGAAGTCGCTGGACGTCAGCAAGGCCATCGACAAGGCGGCGGGCGCAACGCGTGAGGTGGTCGACACGAAGCTAGGGCAGCCGGGTTACGCAAACACGGCAACTACAGGCCGGATGCTTCCGACGATGACTAACGGCGCAGCGAACGGCTACCTCGACGTAACCGCCCCCGCCACCGACGCCGCAAAGCGGTGGGCCGGCTGGGGTACCGCGCTCAAACCGGCGTCGGAACCGATCGTCGTTGCGCGCAAGCCGCTGGCGGGCACCGTCGCCGGCAACGTGCAGGCGTACGGCACGGGCGCGCTCAACATCGACGGGTGCCGGGTCGGGAACACCGGCGGCACGCGCGATCCTGGATTCGATAGCCATGCACCCGAGTCGGTGTCCGCCTACGGTCACGGGCTGAACGGCCGCTCGTCGGTGCCGGTCGCCGGTCTCGGTCGGTGGCCGAGCAACGTCGTGCTGTCGCACGCGGCGACGCCGGACGGCGAGGATCTGTGCGCCGACAGGTGTGTGCCGGGATGCCCGATCGCCGAGCTGGACGCGCAGAGCGGATACATCGAGGGCGGGATCCGACCGGCTCGGCGAAGCGGGATCGGGTTTGGCGAAGGCGCAGCTGGGACTAACGACGGAATCGCCATCAAGTACGACAGCGGCGGGGCATCACGGTTCTTCCCGACGTTCCGGTATGAGGCCAAGGCGCCCGCGTCGGAGCGGCCGCGGATCGGGCGCGGCGCGAGTGCGGGTGTGACCGGAAACCGGTGCGCTCTGTGCGGGTGGACCGACGTATCCGGGTCGCCGTGCGTGTGCCCCGAGCCGCAGTGGATCGCGCGCGATGGATCCGAGGGCGTCGTCGCGCACCCGACCGTGAAGCCCGTCGACCTGATGCGGTGGCTGGTCAAGCTGGTCACGCCGCCCGGCGGGATGGTGCTCGACCCGTTCGCCGGATCCGGAACGACCGGCGAAGCGTGCATCGTCGAGGGGTTCCGCGTCACGCTGATCGAGCTTGACCCCGGACACCTGCCGCTGATCGTCAAGCGGCTCAGCAAGGGCATCCAGCCCGTGTTGGAGTTCTGATGGACAGCCAACTGACCGCCGTCTCGATGTTCGACGGGATCAGCGGGTTCCCGCTGGCACTGGCACGGGTCGGGTTCCGCACCGTGGCAGCCGTTGAGATCGACAAGGCGGCGGCCGGCGTGGCAGCCGATCACTTCCCCGACATGACCATGTTCGACGACATCAGGAAGGTGACCGGTGCCGACCTACTCGCAGCCGGGTTTGATCCCCGAAACGGAATCATCACAGCCGGTTTCCCATGCCAGGATCTCAGCCTGGCGGGACGTCGCATGGGCCTGGACGGCGCACGTTCGGGACTCTATTTCGAGATCGTGCGGATCCTCGACGAGATTCTCGAGCTCACCGGTGTTCGGTGTCGGTGGGTCGTCCTGGAAAACGTCCCTGGTCTCCTGTCGTCGGTCTGCCCCTGCCCAGGCAACGGAGCCTGCGGAAACGGTTGCACCGATCCTCACTCTGTTCGGGGAGGAGCCTGTGGCCCCGGCCGGTGCGTCGAGATCCACGGGGGTGCAATGGGTGCCGTCCTCGGGGAACTGGCAGACCGCGGGTATGGGTACGCCTACCGAGTGCTGGACGCTCAGCACTTCGGAGTCCCCCAGCGGCGCCGCCGCGTCGTCATTGTCGCGAATTCTCGAGACTGGGCCGCACCTGCTCAGGTACTGCTTGAGCCCCAAGGCCGCGACGGGGATCCTGCGGCGGGCGAAGCGGCGCGAGCGCGAACTGCCCGCGTCCTTGCACGCAGCGTTGCGCTCGCTGGCGGACCGGGAGAAGTGATCTCGCCGCTGTCCGAGACCAACGCCCGTACCCCGTACGACGCCGAGTCGGCGGCCGGCGGGCAGATCCTTGCCGGCGCGCTCACCTCATGGATGGGTGGCGGACGGGCGGGTGTTGATGCTTCCGACGTACTCGCGAACCACGTCTTTCCCATGCAGAACACGATCATCGGGCGTAGCGACACGGCTGGACCAGCGGGACCGGGCTACGGCGATGACGACGGAGCGATGTTCACTCTGGACACGACTGGCGCGCATGCCATCGCGATCGCACCCGAGGTTGCATATTCCTTGACTGCAGGAAAGGGCGCGGACCGATACGACGCGGGCGATTCGGCAAATCTGGTGATCGGAGATAATTCACCCGCGCTCATGTCCCACGTTCAGCGCAACCACCCCGACGAGGAGGCGTTCATCGCGTACGCGCTGCGCGCCGACCTCGGCGGGGTCGGGCAGGGGCACAACACGAACTTCATCGTCGACAAGGAGCGGGCACTCGGCAACCAGGACGGGATCACCGTCACGCCGACAGACACCGCGCCGACCATCACCGCCGAGGAGGGCGAGCGGGGCGACCATGGACTGCGGATCGTCCAGCCGGTCGCGTTCGGGCACACCGATGGGGTCGGACCGCGAGCACGCGAACTGGCGAACACGGTGCGCTCGGGACACAACACCAGTGGCGGGGCGATCGCTTCGCCCTCGGCGGTCCGGCGGCTGACGCCGGTGGAGTGCGAACGGTTGCAGGGATATCCGGACGGGTGGACGGCGACCAGCAACGGCAAACCGCAGGCCGACTCGGCGCGGTACCGGCAGCTCGGCAACTCGATCGCCGTGCCGGTCTTCGAATGGGTCATGCTCGGCGTCGCCGAGTGCGAGAAAAACCGAGAGAGTGGAGAAAAGGAATGACGATCACCGGAGAGGTCACCGTCAAGGCGGCGCCGTTCGCGGCCGCCGTGGCGTGGGCGGTCAAGTGGATCGGGGCACGGCCGGCGGCACCGATTGGGCTCGGCGTCGCGCTCGAGGTCGGCGACGGCAAGCTGACCGTCACCACGTACAACGAGAACGCGACCGCGCGGGCGACCGTGCTCACCGAGGAGAACCTGACCGACACGCCGGCCGGCATCGCGATCGTGTCCGGGCGCCTGCTCGGCGAGCTCGCCGCGACGTTCCGCGGCAACCAGGTCGTGCGCATCGGCACCGCCGGCAACGGGCACCTGATGCTCACCGTCGGGCGCTGGGTCGGCACGATGCCGACGTTCAGCGAGGACGACTGGCCCGGCCTGACCGCCGAACTGCCGTCCATCGGATCGGTCGACGGCGACCAATTCGCCGCCGCGATCGCACGGGTCGGCGTCGCCAACCTGAAAGACCCCGATAACACGACCGTGTTCCGGCAGATGTTCCTCGGGTTCGGCGACGAGACCGGCGACAGCAACCTCACCGTCTACGCGACCGACCGGTACCGGGTCGCCAAGACCGTGCTGCCGTGGACGCCCGACGCCGAGGGCGCGGCATACGGCCGGTCGGCGACCCCGTACGGAACGAACCTCATCGACGCCGCCGCGTCGTTCACCGGACCCGGCCGAATCACGATCGGGCTGCACGACGGCGGGATCTCGCTGACCTCGCCCGCGCGGTCGCTGGTCATGCGCCTCGGCGATCCGGGTCCGAACGGCTGGCCGGCGATCCACCTCGACGGCAACTTCGCCCAGGCACAGAACTACGCCGGACTGGCGGTGCTCGAGCCCGCCGAGGTGGCGATGCCGCTCAAGCGGGCGGCGATCGTACGGGGCAAGGAGGGACCGGTCAAGCTGCGGTTCACCGACGGCACGCTGACCATCGCGTCCAGCGAGAAGGATCTCGACCAGGACGGCAACGAGCAGGTCGACGTGGACTACACCGGCGAGTCCGGCTCGATCGCGACCAACCCGCAATGGCTGGCCGAGGCACTCGGGTCGGTGCCCGGCGACAAGGTGGAGGTGCGCTTCGAGGTCGGAGAGTTCACCCGCCGGCCGATCGTACTGACCAGCCCCAACGACCCGAACTGGCAACACGCGATCATGCCGATGGTTGTACTGAGCTGACCCGGCACCGAGCCGGGGACGAGAAGGAGACGCAATGCGCAAGCCCGAAGAGGACGTGACCGCTCGCGAGGCGGTCGAGACCCTGATCGCCGACACGATTTCCGGTCCGGACATCGTCGGTGACGTCCGCGCCACCGCGAAGGAGATCGTCGGCGAGTTCCGGTACGCCGAGCGGGAGACCACGACCACGAAGGTCGCCGGCGAGGTCGTGGCATTGGAGCGCTACGTACTGACGACCGACTGGACAGTCAACCCTGCCCGAGGCTGAACGAGCGGGGCGGTCGCGAGGCCGCCCCGCATTCCCGAGAGGAACGAGAGAGATGACAGAGATCCAGGATCCGGGCGCACCGGAGTCCAGCGATGCGGCAAGAGTCACCGCGGCACGGTCGCTCAGCGTCGTAATCCAGAACGGACCCGTCGACCTGAGCGAGGACGGCGTAGGTAACGCCGAGGAGAACGCCTATCGGATCGCGAACGAGATCGTAAAGCGCTACCCCGTTACGTGGGAGCGAGATGTTGACGCGGTCGGCCGACCCTTGCGGCGGTTCGTGCTGCGGGGGGCATGGGCCGAAGCGACGGACGAGGTGACGCCGTTCGCCGACCGGCACGGGCTGCGCTCGCCGGAATCGCTGCCGGCCGCCATCACGGCAGCACAGATCAGCCAGGCGGTCGCCGACGGGATCGAGACCGTGTTCGAACGCCGCAACGAGGTGGTCGCGTCGGTGTTGCGGGCGGTGTACGAGCGGATCAACATGATGGTCACGAGTGATCCGGTCTCCGACGCGCTCGACGCCATCCGTGCCGAGGCTGACGGTCGGGGCGTGACGCTGTGACCGACATGATGGAGAAGACCAAGGGGGCACTGCGCGGAGAGACGGGGGTCGCGTGGAACTCACGCCCGCGAACCGACCCGAACTGCCCGGCGGCGACGCACGGCACGCAGTCGGCATGGAAGAAGAACCGGTGCCGGTGCCCCGAGGCGGTCGCGGCGCACGAGGCGGCGCTCGCGCTCAAGCGCGGAGCGGCGTCACCGAAACCCGCGACGGTCGTCGCCCTGCGACCAGACTGCCCGAGCGACAAGCACGACAACCAGGCGGCGTACGCGGCCGGCTGCCGGTGCCCGCTCGCCGTCCAGCGGCACGCCCGGCGGCTCGAGGTGCAGCGGCTCACCCGGCTCAAGCGCAAGGAGACCGAGGACCCCTACTCGGTACAGAAGTGGCGCGGACCGCAGACCCGCGTCTCACGGGTCAACGTGCTGTTGCTGACGACCGGGTTCAGCGACTCGCCGACCACACGGGAGCGGCAGCTCGCGATCGAGACGCTGTACCGGCGCGGGAACCGCTACGAAACCGGGTTCCTGACCGCCGGCGAGATCGCCGTCAGACTCGGCATCACCGAGTCGTACGTGCTCGCCCTGCGGGCCGACTACCGCAAGCTGGCGAGCGAGCGCACCGCGCGCCGCATCGCCGACGTCAGAGCCAAGGCCGCGCGGGTCGCCCGCGCGCTACAGAAGGAGACGAACCGATGACGACCCTGTTCGCGATCGTGGCGACGTTCTTCGGGACGCTGCTGATCGCCGTCCCGACGACATTCATGCTGGTCGCCAAATCCGAGGCGAAGAAAGAGGTCGGCCGGCTGTTCCGGGAGGCCGGACTCGGCACCAAGGAGACGGTCGAGCTGTACGGTCGGGCGGTAATGATCATCCGGCGTCTGCACGGGCTGACCGAACTGGACGGCGAACTCGCCGTCGACATGCTCTCGCCGGAATCCAAGCGGCTGGTCGACCAGTGGATCGACGACTACCGCAAGGCGATCAGCGAGGGCAAGGCCACAGCGGCGGCACGCGAGGCGGCGAAGTGAACTCGCTCGACGTACGGCGGCAGGCGGCACATGAGGCGGCAGAGATCGCCGATCCCGAGTCGCGCGTAACGGCGGCCATTGAGATCGCGACACGTGTGCGCATCACGCCGGAATTGATCCGGCGAGTGCAGCAAGAACTGGCCTGGACGGACAACGATGACCCTGCTTCGGTCCGTGCCCTGATTGCGGCGCTGCTCGCCGGCGAGGGTTTTGAGGTGGTCACCGATGACTGACGACCTGACCGTACGGATCGCGGGGGCGATTGCCGACTACTACAGCTCACAGGACATGGCCGACGCGGGGGGCGACGCCGAACGGGCGGCCGAGGCGGTCGTCGCGGCGATACCGGGGCTGCGGATCGTGGACGACAATGAGCCGCACCTGATCGAGCTGCGTGACGACGGGTGGACGATCCAGCACCCGCTCGCATGCCGGTCGGGTGGGCGGTCGTTGTTCGACTGCGAGGTGAACCGAGCGGCCGAAGCGGCACCGGAGGTGCTGCAGCGACTGTGCCTGGCGCTCGGCGCGGGCGTCTACGAGTCCCGCCTGGTCGACGGTCGGTGGGAACTGTCCCGGCCCGGCGTCGCCCGGTCCTCTGATCCGGTGCGGGTGCATCCGGACGCACGATAGACCACATGGTCAACTGTCGGTAGGATGAGGTGCGAGAATGCCCGAGGGGGTGAAGAGACATGAGCACCAGTGAGATGACGGCGGGACAGCGCCGGATCGCGGCTGCGCAGGCGACCCGCCGTCGCAACGCCGACGAGAAGAAGGCGATCATCCTGCGCGCCCACGGCTGGACGGTCATCGCCCCCGAAGAGTTCGCCGAGTTCACCCAGGCGATCCGGTCTGCCCTGCGACAGCCGTAAGAGACGAGTCAGCCCCCGCCGTGGTCAGCGACGGGGGCTGTATGCACCGAGAAAGGCCGGACTCATGTCAGATCATAACCGAATCACCCGAATGACCGCAGCGCTCGCCGACCCTGAGGCGATGTTCACCGGAACACAGCTCGCCTGGTGGATGAAGCAGGCGATGCGCTGGGGCTCCGAGATCGCCACCGACGAGGCCTACTGGCGAGGGCACGCGGACGGCGTCGCCTCGGTGGTCGAACTCAATCTCGACGCACTGCACGTCGCCCGGACCGCGGCGCCGTTCTCCGGACGGGAGACCGCCGACGCCCTCGCCCGGCGCAGGCGCGCGGCGGCCGCCGACGCCGGGCTGCTCGACTACGACGTGCCCGCGCCGGTCCGGCTGCCCGACTGTGAATGGCCGCCCGTGGCCGCGGTGCCGGCGTGACGCCCGCCGAGGGCGCACACGTGCCGGACGACCTGTGGGAGGGCATGACCGACGACTCGGGGTTCCCGCTCGACGAGGTGTACGGGGCGGGGATCGAACCGCACGTGACGGCGGATACGCCCGCCGAGATGACGGCTCAGGAGGCCATCGCCGCCCGCTACCGGCTGCCCGAGGAGTTCTGGGGCGCCCGCGAGATGTTCAAGGCCATACGGCAGGCGGCGTGGGCGAGTCAGACCCATCCCGACGCGGTGCTCGCATGCGTGCTCGCACGAGCGGCCGGCGCCATCGGGCACGAGGTCACGTTCGACACAGGAAAGTCGATCGGCACGCTGTCGCTGTTCGCCTGCCTGCTCTCGGGGTCCGGCATCGGCAAGTCGGATGCGTACAAGGCGGCCAAGCGGCTGACCCGGCTGCCGAGCTACCTGCTCGAACCGGGCGGCGCGGTGAACATGGACGTGTTCCGCGACGGTCTGAACATCAGCACCGGCGAGGGCCTGGCCGAGACCTACATGGGAACGGTCGAACTCGAGGCGACCAACCCCGACGGCTCGGTCAAGATGGCGATCAGGGGGCGTGGTCGTAACGCGGTGCCCGAGCCCGAGATGGTCAAGGTCCGCCGTGCGGTCCGGCACCGAGCGTTCTTCTTCGTCGACGAGGGCGAGGCACTGACCAAGCTGATGCACGAACGGTCTGGCGCCACCCTCGGCCCGCACCTGCGCACGGCATGGTCGGGCGGCACGCTGAGCCAGGCGAACGCGAGCGAGGACCGGTTCCGCCTCGTGCCAGCCGAGTCGTACACGATGGGCGTCATCATCGGCTACCAGCCCGAGACCGCGGTCGCCATGCTGTCCGACGTCGGTCCAGGCACACCGCAGCGGTTCCTCTGGTTCGGCGCCACGGACACCGAGATGCCCGACCCTGAAGAGGACTTCGAGTTCCCCGAGCCAATGACCGTGCCGGCCGAAGAGCGCCGGACAGGTGTCATCCAGTTCCCTGCCGAGCTCCGCAAGTGGTTCCGGCATCAGATCTGGGGCAAACATCGCGGAACGATCCAGTTCGACCCGATGGACTCGCACGAGCCGCTGATGCGCGCCAAGCTGTCGGCCCTGCTCTGCTACCTCGACGGCCGGATGCTGGTCAACCGCGACGACTGGGTCCTGGCCGGCATGATCTGGTCGGTCTCGGTGGCGATCCGGAACCGGCTGATCCGGCACCGAGATGAGGAGAACGCACGTCTCGCCGAGGAGAAGCGGACCGCTCGTCTGGCCGAGGCGACCGAGCTCGAGGTCATGAAGGTGGCGGTCAGCTCGGACGTGGAACGAGTGGCCCGCCGGATCCACCGGATCGTCAACGAGACGTTCGATCCGGTCAAGAGGTGGTCGCTCAAGAAAGACAAGATGGGCCGCGACAAGGCGTTCTTCGATGCCGCTCTGGCGCACGCTCGGCGGGTCGGGTGGATCGCCGAGGAAGAGGTCGACGGGTGTCTGGTGCTCGGTTCGGACAGTCCGTCATGACCGGTTTTGTACGGGGGAACGTTTTAGGGGGGAACATCGCCCCTGTTCCCCCCTGTGTGTGTCGCGCGGACACTTTTTGTTTGCGACCGCAATTATTGCAGGATCAACGAATTTCCGTGATATGTGGTCTGACCTGCGTATATAGATAAATATAAATATAAGACAAGTTTGATTCGCGTTACGCGAGGAGCACCGCGAGAGACACCCTAGGGGGAACATGTTCCCCTGTTCCCCCGTTCCCCCGTTGTCATACGACTAGTAAAGATCGAGAGAGAGACGTCATGCAGACCCATGCAGAGATCATTCCGGTGCGGTGTCCGCTGTGGGCGACGACCACCGACCCCGAGGACGCGACCGTGATCACTTACCTGGTGGTCGGGTTCGAGTCGGGGACCGGGCTGCCGTACGCAGTACCGATCATGCCGAGCGATCTATCGAACGGAGTCAGGGGCGGGGCGCACGTGCTGCGAGGCGATCCCGCACTCAGATACAGGATGGTCTGATGACTGAGCACGGGTGGCGGGATGCGGACGACGCGGTGTTCGGGACGCGCCGGTGTTCCTGGCGAGTGACCCAGCGCCGTTGTGTGCGGTGTCTGGCGTGGGAGACGAGAGAGCGGCGCGGGTCACCGTGCCGGCCGAGGGAAGTGGTGATGCAGGTTCAGGGATGGCCGCTGTGGGCGGTCAGCGACGAAGAGTACGGGCGGGGCGTGTACGCGATCATCGGATGGACCGACGACGTGATGGAGCCGGTCGGGATCGCGCTGGGTGGAATCTCCGAGGCAGGTCGGGCGGCCGAGGTGCTGTCCTGTCCGCTGGTATTCGTGGGCACGATCAAGGCTGCCAAGCGGATTGCGGCGGGTGAGTAATGGATGAGCAGCGGGTACGGACCGAGGCGGGCTGGGTCGGGGTGGAGATCTCGAAGAGCCGGGTCCGGGCGCCTGGCAAGCCGGGGTTCGGGCTGTACCGGATGCGGCTGGCTCCGTACCGGACGACCGAGCGGGACGGGCATCCGTCGGTCACGGCCGGCGAGTGGACGCCGTACGCGTTCACGCTCGAGCAGATCGCAGAGGGCGTCAGGGGAGCGATCGAGCAAGGTACGCCGGCCGGGCCGTACTGGATCCGGATCCCGCACCCGAATCAGCAACCGGGTCGGGACTGGCCGGACACGGTGGTCGCGACGCGGTGGACGCAGGCATATCGCGGCCGGCGGGATCTCGGGGTTTCGGTGCCGGCGACGCTGAGCCGGGAGTTTGCCGCCGAGCTGGATGCGCTGGCGCCTCTCGTCGATGAGGGTTTGATTCAGATGCAGCACGTCGAGGGGTGCGCCTGCTCGAGAACGGGCACCGACAGCCTGACCGCGGTGTGCGCGCAGCGGACCCTCGAGGTTGCCCGCCCGTCGACCGAGCAGCTCGTGCGGGAGTACCGGGTCGTGCCGGGTCGGTCGCTCGGCGAGGTGACGCATGACGCGACCGGCTGCGATCGGGGCGGTGAGCCGCACCTGGGTCCGTGCATGACGGCGAAGCAGCGGCAGCGGGAGTGGAACGCGAGGTTTCAGCGGCAGCACGCCGAGGCGCGGTCCCACGGGCTCGAGGCGCGCCACGCCGCCAAGCTAGCCGCCCGCCCGCCCGCTGAGCGCCACGCTGACGATTCGGGGCCGGTGTAGGGGTCAGTGAGGGTAGCGAGTTGATCAACGGTACAGAGGCTCTCAGGCGGTCCCGCAAAGAACTTGCGCGGATGGCTTGTGCTGCTCGGTACGTGGGGGTACAGTAGTTCTCGTAAGGCAGGGCGGTGAGAGCGCCGGCAGACCGCAAGGCTCATACCGGAGACAGGCGCCGCCCTGCTTTACAGCACAGCCCGAGAGAGCGGAGCACCCATGCACTACCCGAGCAAGGCCGACCCGGTCACCTTCGAGGCGTCGTTCGACTACGCCGTCGGCACGGTGACCGTGATCCAGAACCGGTATGCGGGCGTCTGCGGTCCGGCCGGCACGTATCCCGCCGAGATGAGCACCGTCGAGTCGGTCCTGTTCGGTCACGGCTACCTGATCGCGTCCGACGGATGGACGCCCGCGAAGTACGACGACAGCATGTACGCCGACCTGACCCCGATGTTCGAAATCTGATCAAGCCAAGCGGTGGAGCTTCCCGGTTCCGACCCCGCTCAAATGTCTGGAACCGGGACAAAGCAGCGAGCGTATTCGAGCGTGTCGGGGAGGCATCCCCGGCAGTGGGGCGCAAGACCTCATGCGGCAGCGGTTCACCGGAGTGAAGGCAATGTGAAGCGGCTACCAACCGCCCAATGTGACCCGATCCGAGATGGGGTCCGGCTGGTAACCGGGTAGCGCGAGAAGCACTGGGCTAGAGGTCCCCTAACCGCTTCGGCGGGACCAGGATCCTCGCACCGGGTTCGATTCCCGGTCGCGCACGTAGTACCTGATCCGAGAGAGAGGGCACATGGATTTCCTGGCTTACCTGGTCGCGAGCCTGACGCAGAGCGTGCGTGAGGTGATGTCG